ATGGTCTTAACCATTCTTAACTATTACAAAGATAATATAAAATATTAATATAAAAAAATTTTTTTCACTAATAAATGCAAAATAATAATATTATAATATTTAAAAGATGTTAAAATAATATTATAAAAATACCAAAGCAGTGCCGCAATTTTTCCGTTGAACCAAAATCCCGCACTGGCTTTTAGCTGCACCGCCCCGGGAGAACTCCCGTTTCTCCACACAGCTTTCAAGCCGCGCCATTTTTGGCCTAACCCGGTTTACGACCTATAAATATAAGCCGTTATAAACCGGATTTATGATTTACCGTTTTAATCCAGTACCGGATGAGTTTCGGTATAGATTTTTATATTATCATAACCGTTCTGGGTCATTTCCCGTTCCAGTTCCGCTTCGGCTTTATTTGCCGCAGATTCACTGGAATAACAACCGTAAATTTCCGTTACTGGAGAATTATATGGATTGGTATAATACACAACCCAAACCGTTCCTTTATAAGGTTTGTTCGGCATAAGTACGTCATTAAATAAGTCATTGGACAGGTCCAGTAAAACTTCTTGTTTTTGTTCAGCATCACAAATGGAATTTAACGTGTTCATATACGATTTAATAACGTTAATAATCCCGTTAATGTCTTGTTGATTTGCCATAATCTTTTAGTTTTTTAACTGTTAATAAAAGCTGTTATATTCTATTTTTATATATACAAAATTAATACTTTTATTTTAAATTAAAAACCGTAATGGGTTAAAATTTGTTAACAGGTTTAAAACTTTTCTGTCACAGTACGGTGGGAGTTGAACTGAAAATCACAGTAGTGCAACTGTATTAATACAGAGAGATATATATAGTGCATTAAAGCCGCGCAGACTTTTTGCAGACTTTTTTCAGATTTCAGCAGGCCCTGCACCGGCCCAAGAGAATTCCAGAGTTTTTCCGTTCGATTTACCCCGCGCCATTTCGGAAAAGTGTAATTACAGTTAACATCGTTTAACATAAAACGGTTTTCTAATTAAAATATTTATATTAATTTAGCTATATAAATAAGAAGATATTAACGTTTAATAACAGTATTATTATGGAAACAGAAAAAATTCCACTTAAGTTCGGCACGATTCTGCCAGAGGTTAGTATTAAAGCGTGTATGATAAAATGCGGTTATAATCCTAATATTTCCGAGGATGAAATCACTATTGATGCATTTCTAAAACAGTTATTAGAACGGTTGAAAGCATATGCGCATCATTACCGCGTTGAGTATGTATTCGACCATGTAGAAGACGTGGTTTTATACAGAGCTTACATTGACAAGGTAGAATACGGATTCAACATTGTTTTATTTGACTCAGGTGACGCCCCGTTAATGATTTGCATTAATTTTGACGGAAAAATCTTCGGCGAATGTCTGGGTTGGATTAATATGGAACCTGACGAATAATCAAAATTAAACAGAGAGGTTTTACAGTTTTAAACCTTTCTGTTTTCCCGTCTAAAGCAGCATTGCTACAATACGGTATTCTCAGCACAGGTAACCGCTTGGCTTCCGCATAACAGCAGTAGTTTGCAATTATATTCGCAATGCTGTGCAGACTTTTTGCAGCCAAAATCCGGAAAGACAAAAGCCCTGCACGCCCCCGAGAGAATCACGGAGTGCGTCCAAGGCTTTAATGCCGTACCATTTTGCAGGTCAATCTATGTAGATAAGTTGCATGGTTGCATCTTCCGAAAGGCTTCCGCCTTGTGCATTAAGACCTGTCATTTCGCAGAACGACTTAAATACATTAATCTGCGCAACTTTCACCCAGACGTGTTTCTGTTCCTTAAGCTGGTTTAATAGCGGAAATAACGCCAAAAAATCTCTGTTCTTCATCACTGTTGTTTTGCAAAATAATAAATAGCCGGTAAAAACTCAAGCATATCGCAGACATCGCACTCGAAATTTATTTCACGGTTTGCGTGAACACACGTAACCTCAAGAGCAGTAACATTGGGCAATTCCTGAATACTCGTGCACTCAACCCAAGCATCTCCTGCAAGCATAAAATCCAAAGTTTCTTCTGCCACAAGAACGCCACCGACGAAAAAGCAATCGTTTTCAATGATGTGGCGTTTCGCTAATTCCACGTTTTTTTCTCCAGTATAGGCCTGGATGAATACACTGATAGGGCATTCGAAGCCCATGCGTACAAACTGATTTTCTTCCATAATCTTTTAGTTTTTAATCTGTTAATAAAAGCTGTTATACCCTTTATTTTATATAGCTAAATTAATATAATTTTTTTATATAGAAAACCGCTTTAAGTTAAAAAGTGTTAACAGACATTTTGTTTTTCTGGGGCAGAGCTCTGCTGGGCCTAAAATTTTTTACACACGGTTAATATCTTTTAACATGAAACGGTTTTCTGATTAAAATATTTATATTAATTTAGCTATATAAATAAGAAGATATTAACGTTTAATAACAGATTTAAAACTAAAAGATTATGGACGACAAACAGACAAGACTAGAAATCGCACAGAAGCTCATAAACATGGAGCTTAACGAGACAATCGCGCGCTGGGCCAATGACCCTGCTGGTAAATGTTACATGATTCGCTACTGCAACTGCGCAGACGACCACTTTGCGCTACAACCGACTCACGGCGATGTATTCTATGGTATTGATACGTATATAAGCATCGTGAAAGCGTGTCAGCTATCATGCTTTATCGACATCCAAGAGAATGCTGATGGTATTCTCGCTCCAACACTTCACATTCATTAAATCGTAATAATTATGACAAAAGAACAGTTAAAAAACTATTTGGTTGAAGAAGCCGAATACGCGCAGCATGAAGTTGATTCCATGACTGCTGCAGAGCTAATAGACGCTTATCTTGCATGGAATGGTATCAGGAATTTTACAGACGATGTTCTGGAGGTAGTTAAAGCTGTTATTCAGCCGGAAAAAGTTTGGGTCGTTTCATATCTGAATCAAACCTATTTCCGTCCTCCTCGTGAGATTTACGGCGTATACGCAAGTGAAGAACTGGCTAATAAAGCCGCAGATGAATTTGAGGAAAGCATGAATGAAGACGGAATCGACTCCGAGGAACTCGAGATTGAAATCGAGGAATGTTTTGTAACGTATAAACTGTAAAAATTATGGAATTAGACAAGAATTTAGAACAGAGGTTACGCAGCTTACAACGCCGTGCCGAAGATTTTGCGCAAGAAGACATGATGGAAGCTTTATGCGAACTGGTCGAAGAGTTTGACGGCAATTTATATTTGCCGGAACCCGCCGTGTATCTTCAGCCAGTTCCATCCAAGAAATCTAGCAGCAAAAATGTACCGTTCACATACCGCATGAGACGAATTGTAGCAGTAATATCCTATCCCCTTGACGATATTCACGTAGAGCTGTTCGTTCGAGCAGAAGTATTGCATTCCCGCGAGCAAGAAGAACTGATGTTCTGCGGAGACTCAAAAGGCGGATTCCATACGGACCTTATTCAGTTTAATGTCTCAAAAATTCTGGACGTAATACTGGGCTACTACTATTTCCCTACTGAGTAACACATCTCAGCTCCAAGGCTGATGGCCATTACGGCTCATATTATGAGTATGGGCTGTAGTGGCCATTTTTAAGCGCTGTTTCGCGTAAAAGCCGCAAAATCCGAAAATTGAAAACCACTGCACCGCCCCGAGAGAATCACGGAGTGGGCGCAGTGGTTTAGAGCCGCGTCATTTTACACCGGTATGGGACCGGATTCAGACCCACGACACGACGTAATTTTAACCTTTTCTACACCAGCAAACATGCGCATTGCATCAAGCTGATAAAGAAAATCTTCACGGGACTGTTGACGCTGTTCATCTGTATTACAATTCCGTGTTGTGTTGTTTTGGTTCACAAGCGTCAGAGTTCGTCGTGTAGGGTCATTGTAAGTAACTTCTGCCGTCATCATACCCCACAATAAACTGAAAATAGACAACTGCATTGAGTCACAGCCCTCATCGATTTGTAATACAGAGTGCTTACGGCATTTTCCTAAACACTTCTTTATAGCTTCGCTGACGGTCGGATATGTTCCGACGTGGTAAGCGAGCTCTTCATTAACTGCTACATACTTTACACTCATAATGCTTAATTTAAACTGTTAATAAACGTTGATATGTCCTTTATTTTATATAGCTAAAGTACTATGAATTTCTGATATAGAAAACTGTTTTGAGTTAATAAGTGTTAACAGTTTTAACATTTTTCTGGTCTGGCTTCACAACAATTCTGTGAACTTTTGTGCCACGCTATTTTATAACAGCATCCGTTTCAGCGATTTCTCTATTTGACTAACCTATTAAACGAAAGCCGTGCAGACTTTTTGCAGACATTTTTCTGACTTCGGCAGGGCCTGCACGGCCCCGAGAGAATCGCGGAATGAAAACCAATCATTTTGGCCGCTTTAAGTTGCAGTTAGGTAAATATGATTAAGCCAAAACCCCATATTTAATCCCTATCATCATTAAATTTATGGGATATATAGATATATAGGGTTATATAATTCGACGCGATAGGGAATGAGAGAGATATTAAATTTTGAATCCCGTAATATGGGGTGGGATATAAATTTTCAAATATTTACAGCTTTTAAGCCGTGAAATATTGAACTGCCAGTTCTGTAACAATGCTGAGGCTATAAAACTAAAAGAAAGAGCCGCTTCTCACGAAGCAGCTCTCTCAGTGCTAAAAAATCAGTGTTCTAACGTTACATCAAGTGAAAATACTTAGTGATGGTCGTTGTTATGCCAGGTCGTCATCAACCTGCTCTGCAGACTCTTCGGCGACTTCATGACCGGCACCAGAAGCGAGGGCTTCCTGAGAGTCATGCTTGGCCTCGAGCTCCTTTTTTGCCATCTGAAGCAGGTTTTGGCGCATGATAAGCGTCTCCTTGGCTTTCTCAAGAGTTGCCTCGGCCTTCTTCACGGCTTCCTCGGCGGCGAGAACCTTCTCCTCAGGCGTCAGCATCTTGCGGGGCTCACGAGCCTTACGCTCCTGGAATGCTTCGTTGACCTTGAGTCCTTCCTCGTCCAGCTCTGCAGACATTCCGGGCAGGGGCTCGAGAACATACTGGCCCTGTTCGTTCTTGGTGTAGTTGATGACCTTGTGACAAGTCTTCTTGACACCGTTCTCGTCCATGAACTCGATGCGGTAGTAGAGCCCGCACGACCTCTTATCGTTGAGCAGGTTTACGATGCGACCGATGCGATTGCCATCGAGGTCGAGGTCCACAGTCTTGCCGATATTCTCAGCAGCAACCTCACGAACAGCGTTAGCCTCGGCTTCCCACTCACCGGCTTCCATCTTCTCCTTGGCGACGCGGACCTTGCTACCGGTCTTCTTCTTCAGCTCGACAACCTCGTCAAGAATGGTAATCTCCGGGCTGTTAGCCTTTTTGTAAATCTTGCGGGACTCCATGTCGTCAACCGGGTCGGTCTCTACCTGATAGTAGACCTGCATGGCTCGCTTGTCCTTGAGCGTGGTGAGAATGGTTCCGTTAACACGGATTGCGGTACCAGGGAGATTGACCTCGCAGCGATGACCCACGTTGTTCTTAGCCTCAGCAAGGAGAGCTTCAAGCTCCTCTTCGCTCATCTTCGGGCTGGCCTTGCGTCCACCAACCTTGTTGGCTTTGCTCTCGGTCATGGCATCTGACGGTGCCTCTTGCTCAGCAGCAGCGATTGCCTGTTTCTCTTCCTCGGAAAGCTCTGCGGGATTTTCCTCAGGAGCAGCAGCGGCCTGCTTAGCATTACGGGACTCGAGGATAGCGTTGATAGCAGCTGCGTCCTCTTCGTTTGCAGTCTCAAGGAGTGCATTCAGTTTCTTGGTGCTCATCTGAGCGAATTTCTTAGTTGTTGCCATAATAATTTAATGTTTTAATTGTTAAACTTTGGGTTATTAAATTGTGAGTTGTAGTTTTAATTACACTGCAAAATTAATATGAATTCTTGATATAGAAAACTGTTTTATGTTAAAAGATGTTAACTGTATAAAAATTTTTTTCTGAGTGATTTCTGTGTATATATACATTATATATAATATATAGAAGTCACTGCTTATTGGCTCGTTTTTCACGTTCCGCAAGAACACTTGTAATAATAGCTCTGTCTGTTATATCTATGCTCTCGCTTTTAAGTAAAGCAGTTAGCCTTTTGGAACTGGTCATTTCATATTTATGCCTTTTTTCTGCAAATTTGCGCTGCCTATTTCGCTCGGCTTTACGCTTGATAAGAATATCAGCCATAATTTTAGCCTGTTCAACATTGTCTGTTTTGCCGAATTCGTTAAGTAACTCTTCGGTACTTAGACTCTTAAGATATATTTCAGAAAGTATCATAATCATAACTGTTTAAATTTAATAAAATCTTTGAGGTATAAAACACGGCTCCTTTTGCCGTTCATAAGAAAGTAAGGCTCGCCTTCTGGCGAATAGTGGATTTCTTTCCATTCGCTTACATGAACGCCAAATGACCTATAACGGACCATGCTATTGTCCCGTGAAATCTCAATTTCCAAATTTTCACCGCTCAGGTCATTGTATGCATAATAACCTGCAGGATTAAAAACGCCGTTGTACTTTTTCATTAAGACCATCCAGCTGAACGGCTTTAATGACCGTGCAAGTTTGGTTCTACCGTCGATTTGCACTTCTGTAATAACCAACTCGAATCGGTCTTTAATAAGCTGTGTGCTCTTGGCCCATTCCTCTTCGGTAATAAGACCTTTTTCCACATAGCCCCAGTGTAGCAAAGCGACTCTGTCCTTCATCACTGAGCGTTCCGACTTGAAAACACGCCCGGCGATTTCGTTTTTGCGTCTGATATAAACCCGTATCATAATATAACCTCCTCAGCTAAATCCATGGACACCAAATAGTCAGAAAAACAATAGGCCACAAGGTCTTCGTGCATATCAGGCTTAGGCTGAGCGTTGTCTAAGAACTGCTGAGCTAAACTCTGGTCATAAACGATATAAGAATACTGGTACCGCATAAGCTCATTAAGTCTTTCGGCTGTGATTGGATGTTTTGTTGTCTGTTCCATAATACTGTCATTTAAATTATTGTTGATATGCAAAAGTAATATAAAGTTTTGATATAGATTACGGCTTTCAGTTAAAAGATGTTAACGGCAAAAACTTTTATTTATACTATATATAATGTACGCGCGCGTATAAGGGCGCTGTGGCAGAACTATTTTTAGGCTGTTAACATCTTTTAACTTAAAACGGTTTTCTATATCAAAAAAATATAGTAATTTTGCACGTAATTTGTAGCATAGTGGAATGTTAAAAAGTGTTACTAAAAATTAAAATATGTAACCAGCTTGGCTTCTGTAATAAAATACAAAAGCCGGGTCGACTCATGCAATATTTGTGTGTATATAGGCCGTATAGGCTAATTTCCGGAGGCCTCTGCGTTTTCCGCAAGAAACTTTTGGTGCACCCGCCCCGAGAGAATCACCGAGTCCTCCGGACCAGTTCAGAGCGTACCATTTTTAAAAGTAGAATATTATGATAGAACAACAACTTGACTACGATGTGAACGATGCACAAACGTTCCAAATAACCAATGATGCTTATCACTGGTTAGCATTCAAGGAACCGTGCCTCGATGATGAGAATTACGAAGAAGCTGAGGAAATAAAAGAAATGTTTCCTTATGGCTTTAAGTTCGATTCTAAGGTTGAATTCGTAGAGAATTCGGACCTGGTGGAAGTGATAATAATTCCCATACAACTCATCAGTAATGAGTTTACACACTATAAAATTGACGGCAAATGGTGGAAATGCGAGTTTTATTATAACAAGGATAAAACTAAGGCTTATTATCGCATTTATGATATGTATAATGGTCGATTTATGGACTATGGTTGGAACGATGTTATAATAAACAAGTATGGAAAGCCAGAAATCCAACCTCGTAAAGGTTGCATATTTCCTTTATGGGGTAAGAACTGGAGGCGATATTAGGAATTAACTATTTTTAGTTTATCTTGCACGGATATAAACAAAATAACCGGAGAGGCTTATTCTCCGGTTATTTTGTTACTTAGTATATTGGCTAAAACATTTATGCCAAAGCTCTTTGAATCTTCATTCTTGATTTGCTGGTTCATAAAGCAGACAATTTGGCGCAGCATATAATTGTTCTCCCGGGCCAATTTTAGCAGGTCCTGCTCTTGGCTAAGTGCAAATTCAGCACCTTGTATAAATATTTGTCTGTGAGCCCCAGGCCCATAGCGCTTAGCTGCTTCTTTTTCTATTTCTGTCATAGCTTTTTAGTCTATTTCAATATATTTAAAAATCTTATGATTACAACCTTCGCAAGGGTCTGCCGCTAATCCGTCCCAATCATCACAGAGCAATCTTGGGCATTTGTAGTCCCAATTGTTCTCTGCTGAATCCTTGTCACATAAAATCAATTTTGTCATAACTTCTGTGATGATTTTTCTTCTCTTAATTGCTTAATAAGTTCTTTGGCCTGAAATCGCGCGATTTCTGCTACTCGCTTTACATCAACTTCATGCCCGCAACTAGCAAGTAATCCTTGCATAGCATTAATAGCCGTAGTATGATATAGAGCACGCCAATAGTTATGCTCTTCTCTTATTGCTGCTATCTCTTCACGCATACGCATGTTTTCTATTTTTGCTTTTTCTATCTTTTGTTGCAATTCTGCATTTTGCTGTAATTTTTCTTCATCAAGCATGTCTGTTTATTATTTAGTTACTGAAAAATCTAAACATGTATTTGCAAGGTTTGATTCTATGTTATCAATACCTTCAAAACAAGGATAATTAATACAACATGATTTGCATGATACTTCAAGATAAAGTCTCATGGCCTTGTTCCTCTGAGCAAGAGCCTTGGCTCTATCTGCCATACTGATGCTATTACCTACACGTTTCATATTATTCTGAAGGTGCAAATCTTAGTTGGCCCATCTGGTCTTGAATAATATGTACCTCTTGAGATACGCACGTTTCATTGTGCAAAGTAGCACATCGAGTTTCAATCTGAGCTATGACTAGCTGCTCCATTCGCAAAAGGTGTTCATACCTGCTGACCGGAATAGCTATTAACTCTTCAATATCCGGCTGTGTCATATAATTAGACTTTATGTGGAAATAAAAAAAGGGAGTTAGTTTTTGTGGAGATTGACTGCTTGCAACCAACTCCCTCTCGCTAAAATGTTCCTTAGCGCTCATTATTCCACGTATTTCACAATATGTTTAATAACTCGCAACCGACACGTCGGCTAGGTTCTTCCGCTACCCGCTGTAGCTCCCGTTTAAACTGCGCTGTTTGGCCTCCAGCTAAAGGTGATAAGGTCTGCTACTCGGCCTCACGGACTTTCGCAGAAGAAAGGATGGTGTTTGTATTCCAACCATTACTTATAGATTAGATACCATTAACATAAACCTGCATTTTGTTACTCGGCTTCACAGATTTTCGCAAAACGACCAATATAATAACTTTAAACTAATTCAGGTCATTTAAGCTCTGCTGTTTTACGTGCTCATAAAGCTTTTCAAACCAAAATGGATTGAGCATAAGAAGGTGATAGTATGTATTACCTTTTATGTTTATCATCTTGGTGGCGTAAAACACTTCACGTTTTGCCAAATTGTCTCGAGCAGTATACCATCTATGAATTGCCCGGTCAAGGCAATCGAGGAAATAAGGCGACAATGACGCATCACGCTCTTCAAGAATTGCCTGCTCGGTTCCTTGCTTAAAGAAATATGGCACTTTAGGATTAACCCAAAAGGATTTTACTTCACCGAAATGTGGGTGTGTCTTGTACAGAAAACCTGGGTTCTGAATAAAAATCCAAGGCCACTTAGCCGCTGCTAATTTAACAGCAGGAGGTATGGCAGGCGCAAGAAGTTTTGTCACGCGGTTATCGATGTAGTCTCTGTACTTAATCATAAGCAAGCGCAAAGGCTTTGTGAGCAATTCGATAACGAGCCGTTTATCTTCTTGCCTTAGTTTATCGTTCAGAGGCAAAATCTTTTGGTCAAAAGCCATACGGTTTATCTCGATTTTACGCAAATCTCGATTATGTTTCCACTTATCAGCTCCACGTGCAAGCTTTTCTGCTCGTATGCGCTTTCGCTCGAATTCTGTAAGCTCTTGCTCTGTATTATCCACAATAGGCTTATCTGCAACTGACACAAGGTCTTCACCGCCTATTGTAAATATTTCGCCGTCACTCCTTCGAACAAACTCGCCTTTTTCATTGGCGACCCACGTTGACTTGTTAAACCAGCCATTAGGATTGTCTTTGATGTCGTTAAGAAGCTCATTGGTTTCATCATCAAGCTTATTTTCCTCGATTTCAGATGCTACAGTTATTTCAGACTTTGCTAACTCTTGGTCTTCATCTGATATTTCTTGCAGAAAACCAGCATAGTCAACATAGTCTGCCTTCTTGTCTGGAGTTGCAATGCCTCCTTGAGAAGCCGCAAACTCAGCAAGAGCCTGGTCAACTAAAGCATCAAAATTGTTTATAGTACCGAGTTCCATTGGAATAAGGACTTAAAGACATTTTTACCTTTGAGGTAATCAAGCATACCATAATAGCTAAGAGCTAAAAAGGCACGTGATACTACATTAAGAAGCCACGAGGCCAAGAAGATTGGAATGTACAGAATACCAAGAATAACCCAAAGCACCTGAAACCACATTGGCCTATTTTTCTTCATGTTGTTTGTCATAATCTTCAATCATTTTAGCAACGACTTTTGCATAAACCTCATCACCGATAGACTTAACAATCATTCGGTCTCTACTCGACAGCGATGATTTCTTATCGAGCACATCGATATAATTGGGCCCAAAGGCAAGTCGTGAAAACACACCGGCCTTAAGTAATCTAAGGAATGCAGCTTTGTAAACATACCTTCCGTAATCATTGTACTTAAATACACGATGCAAGCTATCAATTTTATCTTGAGCTGCGTTCCTAAAAGCTTCCGTATTAACCACTTCAGCTACTGTAAGCTTAGCAATCTCAGGATATTTTTCTCGCATAGCTTCTGCTGAGAGCTGAGCTGCTTCAGATAAAGGCCTTGAGTTATTTACTTGTTTCTTTTTCGCCATTGTTCTTTTAAGTTTAAATGTTTTTCGTAAATATGTAAATCATGCGCAAAATGATAATAGTTGCCAACCTGAAGGCCGAGTTCATTAGCTACAAGTTCTTGCAACTTACTAAAGCAATATTGGTCATTGCAAAAGCCATAGACCAAATCATTTGACCTCATGACAACAGTCATATCAAGATGAGTTGGGTCGACAGGATGAACACTAAAACCGACAGCTAATGTGCAAGGAGTGTCAAATTCGTACTTATCTTTTTCTTTGCCGTCGAAGATTGAAAACCACGCCTGGCGAGTATCTTTATTCTTTCTAAGTTGCTCAATGCACTTATCAAGTTGATTGTTACGACCCCATTGCCAACCATAGTTAGAGTTGACTATATCATCGCCTCCATGCATTGTGTCCCATAAAGGTGCATACTTCTTAATTTCAGCCACAGAGGGATTTTGCGACAAATACCATTGCCACTCCCGTTCGGCATAAACTGGATTCCACTTGCGCCAACGAACTTTAATCTCTCGTTCAAGTGGATTAGCTATATAAAAGCCAATATTATATACAGCCTTAGTTCCCAGCTTGGTCACATATCCTCGCCTTATAATATATTCGTATAGATGTTGAAAAGCCTCATCTGCTGTATCATACATCATACTGCTTGTCATAATCCTGTACATAGCTACTTTTTGTGCTTCATGACAAATAATTCCTCTTCAGCCTCCTCATTCAGAGCTTTAACAATCTGAGAAGCCTCATCATAAGACAAATCTGTGTATGGGTCATCATCTTCATCGTATGCGAGCTCTCCGGTTATTACTCTGATTTCGTATAAAGCATTTACTCGCTCATTGATATACTTCTCAGCCGCATCTCGAGCATATACACATATATACCAAATAGCGCTGTAGCGAATATAGCCAAGATAGAATCGGTCTGTTAGAATCTGGATATAAAGAGCTCTTATGATGCGAGGAGCAAAGAGACCTTTTTTTTCCATGTCCTGATATTCGGCGAGCCAACGCCCATGACCATTACGGGCTCTGAACTCTTTGGTATAATACTCTACAAACTTCAAAAATTGAGGTGTGTAGATTACTTTTGGGATTTTAACTTTAGAGGATTTAATTGCCATAGTGGTTTAATTTTAAGCAGGAACTCCAGAATCATTCTCTATCATGTCCAAATTTTCAAATATATATCTATATATTTTTTATATTTAGGTTTAACTGAGATATAAATCGGGAGTTCCTGTTAAATATTATTCTTTATTCGTAGACCCGAATCCACCTTCACCTCTCTCTGAGGCTTCAGCAAAAAGGTCACTTTCGGCAACTTCCTCAATTCCGTCATACGAAACGGGAACAAGGATAAATTGCGCGAGCTTCTTACCCGGCTTAATGAGCACGCCGTTTTTACCTACATTGATGACATGGATATGGATTTCGCCCTGATAATCCTCGTCAACAATCTTGGCACCAAGGATAACCACCGTGTCATATGCATCAGCTTTTGGCTCTCTGCCATTCAGAATCGTAGCATCTTTCGATGTTACTACGCCTGATTTCTCTGCGGCCATAAGCATATAGCCTTCAGGAATATCGGCTTTGATACCGGATGGGATGAGCATGTCATACCCAGGCAAAAGTAAAGTCGAAACAAACGTGTTTGGAACGAAAAAATCAATTCCTGCGGATTTAGATGTTCCTCGCTCTGGGAGCTTCACATCACGAACTCTTGCAACTCTCATAGTCCTAAAAGTTTAGTTAATATCTGTTCTGCGTTTTGAAGATTCAAATTTAAGTTCAAATTGACTGTAAGGTCGGCCTTTGTTCTGGGTCTACCTACATGTGCTTTCATAAAGTCATCAAGAGCTTTAGTTCTGCGAGCTCTTCTGCGGCCACTTATGAAGTCATCTGTATCAGTCATGAAATCTGATTGCAAATTCTCTTCATCAGACCTTTCGACGATAATTGATTTGGTCCGAGCTTCAAACTCAGGGCATCTTGGTCTGCCAGTATTACGCAAAATACGCATATACTTGCTAAACTCACACAACGCACCTTCTATTTGATTTAAAGACAAATTGCACTCACTAATAACCTCGTATTTACGAAGTTCTTTGTTCCAAGCCACATACGGCATAAGTTCTCCATTCTCAAGGCCAATTTCTTCAAGCTTTTCTTCTGCTAAATCTTGGAGATATTCATAGCAAGAAATCTGAGCCGAGCCTTTTAGCTTTGGGAATATAAGTCTTACACCTTGTGAGGAACCAGGGCCAAGATTCGTATAATCGTTCTGGTCAAACCTCATTATTGTTCGGTCTGTGTAGATTGAAATATACGTAAAATCTTGGTAGTACTCATGAGCAATGAAAGAAGAAGCTCCAGGCAATGTCATAAGAAACGATACAAGCTGCTCTGGGTCTAAAACCTCATTTGTGAGAAGTGTCATAACAAGGTCTATATTCCTGTGAATTGTAGGAACAACTGTCTTGCAGAACATATCATCAATTGTCTCGCCTGCTACAACATTGCCTGTTATGCTATAAGCATTAGTAAACGGATTTAAGCCTAAGCTTCTTATTTCTTCGATGTGCGCAGCAAACTCATCTTGAGAATAGCTATCATAATCCGGAATGCCATTAGGCCATTTAACAAATGCCCTGGCGAATGTTTCCGGGTTATTAAATGTCCTATAAACGAGAATTTTCCAAATGAGGTTTTTGTCATCCAGCGAATTATCCATAATTATGTTACGAATTTCCCACTGAGAACTGCGGTCGTGCTCTCTGTAAAGATTGCAGAACTTATATTTAGCAAAAACCTCATTCGTAGTCCACGGCGCAGGTGCTTTGTCTATAAACCGCCTTTTCCAAATCATCTGCCTGTCATATATCATTCTGAAAAACAGGTCGAGATTTTCAGCATTAAACCCTGCTTTTTCAAGGTCGAATGCTTTGCGGTTATATGATTTTTTTCTTACTCGTAGCGCCATAGCCTTAATTCTTATTCATAGATGTTAAGCATCATGCCAGAGATTTCCTTAATGAGCTTGGCTCCAAAGCGATAGTCCTTCTCGCGGTGAAGTTTGAACTTACGCCTCAGTACAGGTATAGCGGGCATAACCTTAATAGTCGTGCCGGCTCCATCAATGGTTACAAGGTTGAAAGGCGGATAATTCGACTTCATGCCATCAACCTGAACGTTCTCGATGAAAGCATTAACCTTGATGTCATACTTGCCAACCTTGAAGGTATAGCATTCACTGCCATCATACTTAGATTCTTTCTCACAACCTGAGAACTCTTCGAGCTCTTTGAGCATTGTCCTCAAAGGCGGCACGGTCTCTTGAGTAGCAATGACTAGAATGTCAATGTCATGGGCGTGCTCGCCCTCAGGAAGTACGCCATCATAGAAAAGCGCGCAAGTGCCAGTTAATACATAATCCACACTTCTGTCTGACAGGAAATTGTGGAGCTTTTGAATGTCTTTTAATGTTACAGGTGCCATAATCTTAATTATTTTCTACTATTATAGTTACTACTTCGTCGTCTTTAGTACGGAATTCAATCTCGTAGCAATCCGGTAGATGGAACTCAATGTAATTCAGCTCAAGCTCATTGGCTTTGTAGCCTTCTTCTTTGATTCCATCCTTAATACCTTTAATAAATTTACCAGCTGTCATTGTTTCTTCGCGTAAGCTACTCCTGCCAAAAAGGCATCATACCTTTCTATATACAAGTCTGTGAACTGTAGTGCTCCTTTTCCTGCATATTCTTCGGCTGCGCGTTTTTCAGTAGGAGTATGGTTATTAGAACAATTCGTCATCTTCAATGGGCTTTTTCAATGGACTTGGACTCGGCTGATTGAACAGATTAGGCTCTGCAGGAATATCATTTTCCTTATAGTCGCCAGGTTTACGCTTAAGTACCCACAGGGTATTGCGTGCTGCGTCAGGGAACATAGGGGCCATAATATTGGCAATGAGGTTCGTGTCATAGTACTCACTAAGAGCCTTGAACATCTCTCGCTGCCAACTATTCATCAGAGGTTTGTAGTCTCTCATAGAAGCAAATGTGCCAAACTTGTTGACAATTACGAAGTGCTTCTGAAGCAGAGCTTCAAGCTCCCAATGGTCATACTCTTGAACATCTACACCACGTCCGTCGCCAGAATCAAAGGTATGATTACCAGCAGCACCGACTGACGGGTCATAATTTGGAGTTGACAGGTAATAAGTAGCATTGTTGTTACCACATGCCTTGAAGTGCTCAAGGAAAATGTCTCCGTTCTGTTTGCCAACGTGCTCAAGTACCTCGAATGAACAAACCTTGTCGCCATTAAATTGGCTCAAGTCAATGTGAGGCTTGATAAGGTCCGCAACATAGAAGTGTGCCCAGTCAACATTCTTAAATTTTTCTTTGGCCTGTTCAATGGTCTTTTCACGAATGTCGATACCAACATAGGATTTCTGCTTAAACTTGTTACGGTAAAAAACCTCTAACAAGTTAGCTTGTCCGCAGCCAAAGTCAACAATCGATTCACCAATTTTGGCCACCTTCAGGATATGCGTCCAACGCAAGTAATGCGCAAACTGGTCCCGGTGAAATACATGACGCTCAAACGCTTTGTCGGGCGAGAGGTCTGTAGTGTTGTACGGTCTTGCCATAATACTTAATTTTAATTGTTATTATATTGCAACATTAGTTGTGCTTGTTATCTCTTCGTCTCTGTCTCTGTCCTCAATATAGTTATTGAGGGCTCCGATGTAAGCAGCCGCATCAAGGAGATTATCCTCTCTATGGCTGAAGGCCTCTCGTGAAAGCTTGAGAGCAATCATAGCTCTGTACATGCCTCTCACCGAGATTTGCTCATTTTTAGGTGAGCTCGCATTGTAAATCCTTGTGGCCCTCTCCATGCTTTCGCTGAAAGGTCCATACATGCGTTCTTTTTCTTCAGACCGTTGATTCACGATTTCGTCTGCTCTTTTTAAGATATTCATATCTTCGTTATTTGTTACAAAATTACTATAAAATATTGAATTAAAAAACCGCTTTATAGATAATTTATAAAATTTAACATTTGTTAACCTATAAATTATTTTACTGCTATTTCATAGAGGATTTATATTTATCAATCTTCGCCTTTATACTGTTCATTAGACTATTTTGCGTTTTATCTTTAGACCTCAAAGCCTGGACCACGTCTTCGTCATGCGTATGAGTTGTAACGATATGATGTATAATGGTCCGGTTTTTTTGTCCCTGGCGATACAAGCGAGAATTGAATTGTTGATAAAGCTCAAGCGACCAAGTCAAACCATACCACACAATTATATTGCCTCCTGCCTGAAGGTTAAGACCATGACCGGCTGAAGCTGGATGTGCAAGCATAAGTTGTATTTTGCCGTTGTTCCAATCTTCTATATCTTTAGCTGTCTTAAGTTCTCGCGGGCAAAGATTCCTAAAATAGCTCATAAGTCGGTCCCTGTCAAATTGATAGGTCCATGCCACTAAAACAGGTTTACCTTCTGCTGTTTCAATGATTTCCTTGAGAGCCTCAAGCTTAAGTTCGTGTATGTATCTAACTTCTTTGTTTTCGCCATACATAGCGCCATTTGCAAACTGGAGTAACTTATTTGACAAAGCAGCTGCATTAACAGCATTAACTGTCATGGAACTATTTTCCATATCATTTACAAATGTAATAACACTTTCTCGCTCAAAGCGCTTGTAAGCATCTTGAAGCTGAGGAGGCATAGTGACTTTTACGAAGTTATCTATGCGCTCAGGCATTTCGAGATAGTCCTCTGCTCTCATGCTAATACAAATGTCCTTAATGCGGTCATGGATTAGCTGTTCTGCTTCTGGCAATAGACTATATGTATATACCACGTAGCCATTAGATGCGCCAGGCCTAAAGTATCTGCTTCTATAAGCTGTTATAGTCTTTTCAAGTCGTTGGCCTCTATCTATCAAGTACATTTGTGACCATAAGTTAATAAGACCATTAGGAGCAGGAGTACCAGTCAAGCCGACAACTCGTTTAAACCATACACGTGCAAGTCGTAGTGCTTTAAAGCGCTGAGTCTGGTGTGACTTAAAACTACTGAGCTCATCAATAACAAGCATATCAAATGGGAGCCTTGCAGCATAAAGCGAGCATAACCATGAAACATTATCACGAGAAATAACGTACACGTCGGCACTTACTTTTAATGCAGCGAGTCTCTGTTTCTCTGTTCCAATTATCTTTGAAAACTTCAAATGCCGAGTATGGTCCCATGACTTGGCTTCCTCTTCCCACACAGTCTCAGCAACGCGCTTAGGTGCTATTACGAGCACAGTATTAATCTCGCAATAGTCATACTTAAGCTCGTTAATAGCTGTAAGAGTCGATATGGTTTTGCCAAGGCCCATATCAAGAAACACGCCGCAGAATGGGTGGTCTATGATATGCTGCACACAGACTCGTTGATAATTATGTAGATTACTTTCGTTCATTTACAATTACACTTTGAATTAACTCAATTGCTTTTTCTGTAGAATCAACCACCTCTACTCTAAAGCCCATTTGCCGAATTTTATTATGCATAAATTCCTGAATGGCTCTGGGTTTTTGATTTGTAGTCTTCAGCTCTACGAACACAATCTTAGCCTTGGGAAATATGCACATTCGGTCTGGCAGTCCAATCAAATGGAAGCTCAGAAGCTTTATGCACATTCCGCCATTAAGTTTTGTTATCTCTACGAGCTTTTGCTCGATGACTTTTTCGCTTTCGATTTTTCTAGATTGATGCATAATTCGTTTAAATATCCAACTGTAAAACTTGGTGGAGCAAGAATGCTTATTTCATACTTGCCACGCTCAATAACTCGCAAATAACCAGTTTTGCTTAAATCTTTTAGCACTTTGTCGACCGTTGTTCGTATCGACTGCTGCTTTTTACTATAAGCGTCTGGGTCATAAACCTTCAACCCACGTATAATAAGCTCTCTGCGAGATATTTTGCCATAAATTCCTCGTTGTTCCATTAGCGCTTTAACATAGTTAAAGCATCTTGTCCTCATAGAATCTCTCATAGCAAATTATTTTAATTCCTCTTCAAAAACAAGTCCTCCATTGAGCACGTATTCTATTGTTGCTGGATTTAATTTTAACAACTGTTCGAATGTAGGTCTTACCCAGCGTCTCACAAGTACACCAGTAATTGAATATGGAAGTGTTTTGAATGAATATTTATGAACAGTATTACCACCACAGCCTGGACATTGCATAACAAATGGCGTAACACCTTTATTAACATAAAGTGTTACTATAGGCTTACCACAACGTTCACATTGATAAAAGTCATACGTACCTCTACCGTCATATATTCTTACATGCTCAATATTAGCAATAAGCTTATTATATCGCTTTTTTATCTCTTCTTTGTTCATAGCAAATTATTTTTACGCCTGTAGAATCTTTGCTTTCCATAGATTGGGAAGTTCTTAGTAGAACTAACAAATTCCCAGTCTGGAAGTGACATCATAAGGCTGTTAATATCTTTTGTATTATATCTGGTCATATCGTTTTTGTCCTTGCCAAGACATTCACACCAAATCTCAGCGGTACAAACGACTTCGCGCGATATGGTTCCAACAGAGGCTAATGGGTCATCAAGCCATGCGCGTCTATCGTAAAGGTCTTTTTTGTCCCAATCCTCTGGCAATAATCTATTAAGATAATTCTCGACAAGGCCTCTACGCTCGTCAATTGCTGAATGCTCAACTTGACTCTGTTTTGCTAATTCGCTTTCCTCGTCATCAAAATAGAGCTTTTCGCCTTGCTTAACGAGATAATAGGCTTCAGCCCAGATTTGGTCAACTACTTCTTGTGTCAAATCATCTTTAACGGACTTAGTTGCTTTGCTCTCATCAATATTAACGGGATTAAAACGCCTATTTCCTGATGGGTCATGCAAGAAGTCAGAATCATTAGTTGTACCGAAGAACACACATTGACGTTTATAGGTTTCCACTGTTCTTCCGAATGCAGGTCTATACATATCCTCACACTTTGAAATAAACTGCTTAATGGTTTCTACCTCAGCTTTTTTAAGTCCTGAAAGCTCTGCCATTTCTATAAGCCATGCACCACGTAATTGCTCAAATGATTCTTTACCTTGGAAAGTTGAGAATGTATCTGAGAACCACTCCATGCCAAGCTTTCTTACAAATGTGCTCTTATATGTACCTTGTTTACCTACGAGTACAAGGACCATATCAAACTTTGTGCCAGGATGGAACACGCGAGTAACAGCCGCGCATAACGATTTGCGTATAGCTGCTCTTGTATAACTGTTATCGTCAGCACCGAAGTAATCAACTAATAACGTGTCTACTCGAGGCTCTCCATCCCATTCAAGCGAACTAAGATATTCACATATCGGATGGAAACTATGCTTTTCGACATCGAGAGCCAATGCGTCATCAATTTTCTGTGAAGATACAATTCCGTAAACACATTCGATATAATTGCGCACGCCTGAATAGTCGACATCACGCATAGGCTCTTCAGCATCAATCTTACGCCAGGGCACAGACCTTAATATGTAGCGTTTGCTGTCAAACATGTTTAACTTGAAAGCATTTCGCAAATACCGGTCATTCTGTATAATAAGGTTGATATTTGTTGCCGAGTTGTCATACTCGCCTTTTGTATTGGCTTCGAGCTGTTCAACCCATGAGTCATCTACTTCCTCGGTTTCATCAAAGTCTTGGACTGCAAAATCAAATCTTGCTTCGGCAAACTTCTCATCGGCTATTTGATGTTTAACAGACGGGTCCTTGGTGGCAAACTCTTCCATGGCCTTGAACGAGGCTCGGTCCTTTTCAGATTTTTCTTTGCCCGTATCAAGATGCCCATATTTATGTATACGCACCAAGTCAAATGCATTGCAAAGTCTACCACCTGCGGGGTCTGTACCATGATGCGAATATGCAAACTTGTCATCATAGACTATAAGTCCTGCAGCTGTTGAACCAAGCTTATATGTATATCGGCCGTCGCCTGCTGGCTCATATACGTCCTGCAAAAATGTTTCAATTGCATGCTCAATGCCATAAGTTCTGCAGAATGTGCCTACAATGCCTTTTTTCTCTTCCGGGTCTTCTTGTTTTTTGACTTCTTTAAGAATATCATCAGAGTATTCGGCAGTTGTAGGCCATTCTGCAGTGTTATGCCAATCGTCATATAAGCTGAGAACATAATCTGCATCAAGCCAAGGTCCATCTTGATACTCAAAATAGTATTCAGCATCAGAGGACACACTTGGCCAGAACATCAGACGCTCAGGTTCAAATGTTGATTGGTCAAACAGTTCTATGTTAAGGTCGCCTGCAATTCTACGAGCAATAGCTTGATATTCATCGACGGTTACTTCGCGTGACAAAGGTATAATCAAGCGGTGTCTTGGCTTTGTAGGTGATGACTTATGGGTTGAATGGATAACAGCTGCGCAGTCATATAGCATCTGAAAATCCCACCAAAAGTCCTCGTGTGAAAAGTCAATATCGAGAGACACGAGTTGCTTATACAACACAGAGGTTTTGCGCCTCTGACCTTTGTCTAAGAAGCCACCCACAAAACCGCCAACGTCTTTAATTTTACATTGGTCAGTTTTACTTGCTCGCATGAACTGCGAATATGTTTCATTAGTCCTGACGGGTTCTGCAAGTTTAGCAACGAGCTTACTCCATCGTGCCTTTGTATTCTTCCAAACCTTAGTATTGGCACTGAACCCTGTAGCTATTTCTAAAACGCCGTCATACTGTAATTCAAATTGTGCCACTTTAGTCTTTCTTGTAATAAGGTGTTAAATACCCGTCAGCTCTCAATGGTAGGTCAGATGCCCAATCAGGCGGAGTGCCCATAAGAGCTGCCATGGTATCATAGTACATTTGCTCTTTTCCGTCTTTCGGAACCTCAGCAATACATTCGTCATGAATATGCGCAACAATTCTAAAACCTGCTCTATCAAGTTGCATCAGCGAATAGCCGATAAGGTCTCTGGCGATTGCCTGCACGATATTCTCTGTTAATTTTCCACCGTAAGTGTCAGTTTCACCCCATTGCTTGGTCTCCTGTATAATACCGTCATAGCATAAAGACCTAACTGGAGTCGTAGACCTACCTACTTTTTTGTCTTTGAAATGTGGATTGGCATAGAACAATTTTCTACCTGAAGGAAGCATAATTGTAAAGTAGCTACCGTCGCAGTCAAAAATTAAGTTCCTACAAGTGCCACGAACCTTTCTATGATAGCGAACTGCCTCATGGGCACAGGCTTCAATCTCACCCCACATGTTCACAATCGCAGGATTTGCGTTTCGCCACTTCTTGACAAGGCTCATCATTTCAGCATCAGCTAAGCCCATTTTTTCTCCGCCCATTCGCCTAAGAGCTCCAAGCGAACCACCATAACCAAGAGCCAGCTCAGAAATCTTTGACTTATCACGGAGCACAGAGCCTTTGGTAATAGCTGATATTGGCACGCCAAACATCTTAGAGCCAGTGGCTTCATAGATTTTGCCGTCGCCTCTAAATACTTCCATGCGCCAATGCTCATTGGCCAACCATGATACAACTCGAGCCTCAATTGCAGAAAAGTCTGCTACTGAGTAGATATAACCTTCTGGAGCAATGAGTGCTGTTCTTACGAGTTGAGAGAGCACATCCGCTACATTGCCATAGAGCATATCTACAGTCTCCCAGTCCCTTGCACGAATCAAATCGCGAGGCAAATCAATATCTGAGAAGTGGTTCTTTGACAAGTTTTGCAGTTGTAACAGTCGACCGGCCCATCGACCTGTTCGATTTGCACCATAGAATTGAAATGTGCCTCTTACTCTGTCATCAGGAGTCGCACAGTTTATCATAGCATAATACTTCTTAATTGAAGTCTTGCTAAGCTTTTGATAGATGTTAAGAGCTTCAACAACCTGAGGATAATCCTTAACTTTGTCAAGCACTTCGTCCATAACGCCTTTAGCCAAAGAATCAACCTCTACGCCTGTTACCTTTTGAATCCACTTGCGCATCTGAACTGGCGAGTTGGGATTCTCAAGATGCGTAATAGCCTTAGCTTCAGCAATCATAGTTTCGCGGTATTCATTGTCGACAGCGATTGCAGATTCTGCTAATTCCCTATCAATCATAATACCTCGGTCATTTATTCTCTGGTCTACTGCATAAAGTTCTCGTTCTATATCAGGAATTTCATACTTTTCAAGCTTTCTGTAAATTTCTCGTTCAGATAACACATCATAAGTATTATATTCCTTATACATAGCCCATTTGTCTGGGGCATCCATAGGATAATTACGGGTACGGCCTCCATTTATCTTAGTGGCTTTACACGGACACGAGAAATACTTAATAAGAGCTTTACCTGTGCTCAGTTTCTTGTCAACCAGGTCTAACTGCTTAGATACCTGGTCCAGTGACAAAGGTAAACCGCAATATGCAGCTTTAACGGCTGTGCAATACCACTCCGAAATAAAAGTATGATAGCCAATACGCTCGAAACATCTACGCTCGAAAGTTGCATTGTGTGCAATCTTTAAGCACTTAGGGTCGCGCAAAGCCTCAACAAATTCTTCTGGCATGTCGTCTCCACAAGCCAAATCAATTGTCTCAACCTCACAATCACCAAAAGCGTAGCTTATCAGTAATATCTCAAAGTCTGGCGACGCTATATATTTATAGGCTCCACACTCTTTAATATCTACTGATGAGAACGTTTCGACGTCTATGAAAAGTTCTCTGTCGTACATCATACTGTTATCTCTAAATGACCGTGGTCATGTTTTCTGAAGTACTTTTCACACTGCTCAAGAGTGCCACTAAAATCGAAGGTCTCGCTTATAGTGTTATAAACGCGACGCAGATGTTTTTTTACCTTGTTATTGTCCATAATACTGTTAATTTTTAAGTTAAACTAATTGAAGCTCTTGGAAGAATCGAACTCCCTCTAAAGTGTTTTGCTTATAGGTCTATATTAAGTATTATGGAAGACGTAACTGACCATAAAGCTCTGCACCCTGTGCTCCCATTACACCAAAGAGCTGTGTATCAAAACCACAGTGGCTTTCACAAGTGACTGTGGTTTTTGCCCTATATAAATTATTTATTAACTTTTAATTTTTCTCGCTATGAAAAAACTTCATACTTTCAATTGCTGCGGCTAAGTGATAATAATATGAAGATAGGGCTACATCATGTCGTCATCACTGTCACCCCAGGCATTATCGCCACCGAAGTCTTCTTCAGCAGTCGAGCCACCGGCAAGCATCTCTCCGTCTTCAAGTTTTTGAATGTTCTGAAGACCGGCTGCAATGCCTTTCGACTGAACATTGAAAGCGTAGAAGTTGAGAGAAATACGGCCGTAGCAACCACTGTAGAAGTCATCGCGGTTCAAGATAGGATTGAGGTTCTTGTCGACAAGTGCGGGCTTGCGGTAAGAACCAGCGTTGAGGAACATCATGCCCTCGAAAGCAGGGTCATCACCTCGCTCATCGTCGCCATCGTGCAACGGGGTCTTAATCGTTGAAGGAATGCGGCCATTCTTGTCGGCAAGCTTTGCCTTACCAGCAATCTTTGCAGCCTCAACGGCCTTCTCAATCTTCTCAAGAGTTGCGGTATCAGTTTTCGGAATGAGAACACAGATGCCATACTTAGGCTTGTCTTCTTCGTTAAGAGCTGTGGGCTCAAATACGTTAACATAGCAAAAACGAACTTTGCCAGTTACAATCTTAGTTGAATTGGTCTCTGCCATAATCTTAGTTGTTAAAATCGTTAATAGCTTCTTCTAAGCCCAAAGCTGGGCGTTTGTCTGACAGGGGAACTAGTGTTGGCTTGCCCTGCGGTTTTACAATTACATCTGAAAGTTGCTCAGCAACAACCTTCTTGCCAAAGGTCTTTTCAAGCTGAGTAATAGTTCTAAGCTTCATATCGTACACCTGGTCCTCAGTGGCCTCAGGTATTCTTGAGAAGATAGCTTCAGCAACAGCATCCTCATCAAGCCATTTTCTACGAGATACACCCTCGACGAGCTTAAAGCCAGGCCATACTTTGCCATGGTTAATGGCTCTGTCGCTTGCGTACTCTTTAATAGAATTGGCCCACTCCTCGAACTGAGGAATTCTTGCGAGGACATCAGCTATTTCTTCGTCTGTAAGAAGCTCAGGGTCCTGGAATTCATACTTTGCAATCTCGACGCTTTTCTCGTAAAGAGCACGACATCTGTTCTTAGCCACGCAGAATTTGCACCAATCGCCAGCTACTAATTCACCTTTGCCTTCCCAAGCAAGTTCTGCCTTAGGAATAAGTTCTTCAGTAGCCCACTGCATCAGTTCATCTACGGAAATCTGCCACGAGGAAATATTGTTGATACGAGGCTGAACAATCGTAAGTCTAACCTCCTCGATGCCAAACAGAATATCGTACTTACGTAAAGCGCCGAGACCGTAAAGCATAAGCTGCTTGTTCCATTCGGCATATACAGGAACACCTTTTCCGTGCTTATAGTCAACCACTTCAAGAAGTGTTCCGCCGATAATGGTACAGTCTGCAGTGCCAAAGCTCTCGCGAACATAAGCTGTTAAGTCAAGTTTCTGCTCAATCTCGATGATAGCTTCACTGTCTTCAGCCAAAGCGGCTTTGTATTGCTCATCGCAATAATCAACGTAAGTAGGCACGACGTCAAGCATTTCCTCATTAAAAAGAGGATTGTTCATGATAGAATCAAATCTATCAGAGAAGGTCTGGTCGTCGCATTTGCCTAATACGTCATGGAGCATGTATAGCTCTGCGAGCTCATGGGCGAGAGTGCCTTCTTGAGCATAGCTTGAAGGCTCATCGCGACCAATCTTCTCTTCCAGTCGAGCACTCGGAGTACAATTTAACCATCTTCCGGCGGCCGATGCGGACAAGATTGCATGAGCTCTTTTGCTATGCTCTTGAGGCTTAGTTGATGATGTTGACGAAGTCACAGTCATGATTAGAGAGCGGTGAGGAATGCATACATCTCAGCATACTTGCTTGGGTCGAGCTTGGTTACAGAAGGCGCGCCAAGGCTATTGAGCTTCTCCTTGATGGCCTCGCGATGAGAGCTGACCTTGTCGGCAAGGGCCTTACGAACCTGCTCGATGGTAATACCAGGTGCAACAGGAGCTGCAGGAGCTGCAGGAGCTGCAGGTTTAGCAGGGGCAGCGGGAGCAACTGGAGCAGTAGGTTTAGCAGGAGCTACGGGAGCAGCAGCTACAGGCCTACCAGCGAACAATTGAGCGATGAAGTTCTTAGAATCTTGCGACAGATTCAACTCGACTTGTACATTAATCTTAATTGGTTCCATAAACTTTTAATTAATTAAGTTGTTAATATATTGAATAAACTCAGGTACTGTCATACTTTCGACATTGCTTTTTACTTCTTGGCACATCTGCTTACCGTCTTTGTAGACGGTTATGAATGAGCCTCCGTAGTTAAGAGCAACCTTGTACTGACCTCGGATAAAGAACAAGCTACCTTGCTCAAACTTACCTTTCCAGTCATCGATTGTAAATAGGTCTGCAGGAAGCACTCCTAAATACTCGGCCAAGGTCTCAATCTGAGTGGAATCAAGGTTTGCTTCGCCTTTGATTATTCGGTCAAATGCCTGTTTTGGGTATCTGACATGAGGAAAAAGCAAGCGTCCTAATTCCTCTAAATCAGGCTCGAATTGGCTAATAACCTTACCAATATCGAATTTGAATTTTGTTGGTTCCATATTATAATATATATAATGTATTAAGAATTTTTTCTGTTGCAAAAGTAATAAATTTTTTCCATATAAATATAATTTTTTATGTTAAAAAATATTAACGGCAGAAAAATTTTTTACCCTTACTGAAAATAACCTTGACCAGCAATTATGCGGTAAACAATGGAAACAAATAAACAATAGTTCCTATAATATATAATGTATATTTTTAAACTGTGAAGCTTAATTGAAAAATGGCCTCTAATATTATAAGAATTATTGTTTATTTGTTTACGGCACACTTAGGTTATTGATTATCAATCACTTAGGTGTAAACAATGTATTGTTTACGATTGTTTATTTGTTTACCGTATTTTAACAAACTCAATATCTGTAATGGTAGTATTGGGATTTTTGCTTACAACATCAACCGTATTTGTCTTATAGCCAAATAGCCATCCAGGCAATTTTATGCCAAGAAACTTCTTTCGCTGCTTGCTCTCAACTAATATAAGCTCTTCTCTATTAGTTATTTTGACTTGTAACGTATCTTTGCTCAAATAACCGTGCAAGTCAGTCCAATGCGAAGTATAGTTGATAGCCTTTACTGTATCTTGGTACACGATAGAGTCTTTAACCTGAGTCACGATGACTTGCTCTGTGACTGTTTGGGTCTTAGTAATAGTAGTAGGCTTGTCAGATTTAAGCTTATTTATAATAGCCATGTCTTCTTGCCTATATTTCTTGTACTCTGAAAGCTTTAATTGCAGTTCTCCTACTTGTGCGGCATTTATGCTATCAAGAACCACGTATGTTTTAATAGAATCCATCAAAACCGATACATCATTCTTGTACGCCTGATTTTCCTGTTTTAGCTTTTTTCCGTAATTCCAAAAAGCCAGAGAAACTAGCGAGAGAATCACGGAATAAATTACCAAGTAGTATTTTATATCATTTAGTATCTTCATGCCAAAATTAAATAAATGAATCCTCTCATCACGAAACTTTCAGATATATAGTTATATATCTTTAATATTTTGTGATGAGAGGGTTATGTGCTGACGCGCGAGAATTAAAATTTCACTATAACCCGAAGTAATTTCGGATATTAAACACCTTGTCTTTGTCTCTGAGCTTGTTAAGAGCTAAGCGGTAAATAGCTCTGAACAATGCTTCGCTGGGAGCCTTGGTGTCTTCAATGTGCAAAAGGTCTTTAAGCGTCTCGCCAGAGTCTGAACAAATCATTGCCATTGTAAGATACAAGGCATCTTCATTGTAGAATGGTTCGCTGCTCTTAGATAAACCCATGCTCTGCATAGTTCCGTCCCAAACAGCTCGAGACCACATAGGCTTGGGGTCCATCTGAGAAACAACAGCATCTGCTTCTTTGGCAGTAACGTAATTATGCCATTTCACAGACTGAAGCTTATCAATATATTCACGCGCTTGCTGAGGATAGTTCTCAATAAAGCGCATCATCATGCTCTTGGTCACATTGCCAAGAACCTTCATCTTCTCTTCATCTTCAGAGTTGATGATGTAGTCGTAAATTCGCTTGAATTCCTCTTTCATGATTTAGCAGCTTTCTCGTCCAACTTTTTGAGCAATTGCCTCAGCAGCTCATTGGTCTCAGTATTACTCTTCTCAAGCTTGTCAATCCGTTCATCCATCTTTTGCCTTTCGGCGAACTCAGTGTCATGCTCAGCAATAAGAGCCTCACACTGTTTGATGCGTTCTCTCTGCCTCGGAACCTCGGTCTCAGCTTCTTTGATGTAGTTCTTACTAGATGTAAGCGTAGCACGCAGTTCGCGGAGAATGTTGTCCTTTTCAGTGGTAACAAGGGCAATCTTGCCAATCTTGTTTGTCGAGAACAGATTCGTATTCTCATCAGCAACATCTGTGTAGTTCTTGCCATCTACCGTATAAGTCACGTCAATAACGTTTCTCGTGGTAGGCAAAGTTGTAATTTGGGTCTGGTCCTTGTAGTCTGGAAGCTCAACTCGTGGTCTGCCGACACTTACTATAGAGCCTTCATGGTACTGAATCTTGTCTTCGTACTTTGCGAGTACGTATACAAGGCCACCCTGCGTTAAATTCTTGAATAAAATTCCTGTCATGATTGTAGCTTATTTTAGGTTTATAGTTTAGCGAGAGGACAACTCTGGGGCTATCCTCTCGCATGGAACAACTAAGATTATTAGCCGGCAGCGCCGGTAGCCTTGGTCTGGGCGCCATAGGTACTCATGAAATTGGCAAACATTGCCTGCAGGCCGTCAATCTGGCGCTGCAAAGGAGCGATACGAGCAGCTGCAGCCTGGTCAGAACGAACCAAGTCAAGCTCGGTCTGCAGCCTTATCTTCTCGGCCACAACGTCCTGGTAGCGAGCATTCTCCCAAGCCTGACGGAACGCAGCAACTTCAGTGCGAGTCAAGCCGTTCTCAACGCGAATAGCGGTCTTGATGTCGTCAGTCTGGTTGATGGTTTGCAGCTGGTTCTGATAACCCTGCTCGAGAATCTGAGTCTTGAGGCTGCAGCAGCAGTCCTTAAGCTGCTGAATGAGATTGAGGTTGCCAAGGTCGATAGCGCGAGTAACGCCGGCAAAGCCCATACCATTCTGAGCGCCAAGCTGAGTAATAGCAGCATTTACGCCGCTGATGGCGTCGCGCAGGAAGTTGTAGTTGATGCCGAGGCTCTGGGACAGCTGGCTGATAGCGGCAGTATTGCCCTGGATGGCCTCGCGGGCCCAAGCATTGTTATTGTTGTCGTTGATTTGTGCCTGCAAGCTGTTGAGCTTGTTCTGGGTCTCCATATCAAGGACACCATTAAAACCTGCTCCGCGGTTGTTACCGAATGCGCCATTGCTGAACAGAGCCAGCATAACGAGGTACATCCACGGGTTATTGTTCATCATAGCCATGGCAGTTGCCGTGTCTGTGCCACTTCCTCCTCCGTTGCCAATCACAGGAAGAATGTTAATCTTTTCTTCATTCATTTTAGAAAAAAACGTTTTAAGTTGTTAGTAAATATGAATTAACTTCATAGCCTTCTACGGGCCCGGGATTATAGAAAGCTAAGCAAAGTACCAAAATAACAAAGACAATTATGAATATAACCATAATGGCTGTCACTAATCGTCTGTAACTTTCATCGCTCATAGGCTTTTGTATTCGTTTTTGGCATCGAATGATGGGCACGCCTTAGCTGCAAAGTCTCTATGCCCATAAATCTTAGCCTGTGGATATTTCTTCTTCAGCATCTTCAACAACTGCAGCAAGGATTTCTTCTGGGCCTCAGTTCTTGTGTCCTTGGCATGCTTCATATCTTTGGTCATGCCACCTACGTAGCACACACCTATAGAATACCTATTATGGTTAGTACAGTGTGCGCCTATAACGTTTTCAGCGCGTCCAGCATGAATTGAGCCATCAATATAGACTACGTAGTGGTAGCCTATATCTTTAAAGCCTCGTTGTTTGTGCCATGCTCGAATATCGCCTACGGTTGTATGTCGGCCTTCAGGCGTTGCAGAGCAATGAACTATAATTTCTTTAATTGTCCTCATCTTTTTTTACTTTATTTAATAGCGCTTGTATCTGCTCAGTAGTCAATACTTCTGCGAGTTGTTTAAGAGTAGCTGCACTTTTTCGCTCGGCTTTATCTTCGGCTTTTTCACGAATGCTTTCAGCTTGCACAAAACACATCCACGCACTCGCGATAAAGGTTATTACTGGTACACTGCTAAGTAGGGTTAATCCTATGATTTCCCAAAGATGCCCGAAAAAGAGCAGCAAATCAATCATGGCCATAATAAGCACTACTGAACCATTGCGCATTAGCTTAGTTGTAGTTCGTTCGTAGGCGTATGATGAACGCGCTTCACCTAATAGCTTGGCTTTTCTTAATCCACTTGCGAGGTCAAGCATAATAGCGATAATAACTGTCAATGCCGCCACGCCTACTAAAAGCGCCATTGTTTTTAATCCATTAATATCAAGCATACTTTATGCCTCCTTTCAAAAAATTAAATGCACTACTACGATGAATACCATCGACACCGCAACCCCAAGGCAAGTATAACCCAAATCCCATTTATCCCAAGACCCAGTATATAACTTATCGCACCACTCCTTGACGATGCCAGCGATAACGCCTGCAAGGCATCCCCAAAGACCTGCGAACAAGCCACCGCTCAAGCAGGGCCAACCCACGGCCAATGCGGCTACAAGTCCAGCGATAAGATGATATAGTTTATATTTTTCCATAATCATGTATGTGAAACTATCTTATACCTGTAAATGCCTGTTATGTTTTCGGTTGTTCCATTAGCACGAGCAACTCGTTCCCTACTTCCTTCCGATAGACTTTCATTAGCCGAATCATGCCTACCAACTTGCACTTCATACAACCACCAATTAATTGGGTCTATGACAAATAGACTAAAACAATAAGCATCTTCTGAAACAGGAAATCCATCAACAAAGCTATTGCTATTGGCAAACGCATTGGCGATAATCACAGCACGACAAGTTGTATTGCTTCCATATCCCATCATGTGTAAATGTTGATGGCCAGTAATGATACCAACTAAGGCTTTCCCTTTGAAATTTTTATTATTATTATTCGGATTAGGATTAGGTGCAAGCCAATTATATCCACCTTGCCCTGCATAATTACCTGTCATCTTATCTTTCTCCATCATGAAGCTATTCAAAATCCCAAAGAAAGCGTTTTGGCTCGCAGCAGGAATACTTGAATCAGTCAAAGCGTTTGTTGACAATGAATGTCTAAATGCAATAAGTTTCCAATCTTGCGCATCAGAAGCAGGGTAGAATTTCGTTGCAGCATAAATGGATAATGGGTAAGAACTTCCATAATTCACATCAATACCTATATTGTAGCCGATGTAATTTTCGTAACTCGAAAACAATGCACATCTGACTTTTTTTGTATTGAAATCAACGATATATGATGCACTTGTGCCATTACCAGTAACACCATCATCAACCATTGTTGACCCAGAACCAGTGCCACCATCAGAAGGATAGTAGATGTTGTTATCCTTAATAATATCCTTTATTTTTTTGACAGTCACATTAGCCCCCATTGTGTTGTTCATTGCATCAACAGTTTCCAACCAATGTTTATTGGTTGAAAAATTGTCTCCGATTGTGTAACCTCTATCATGGTTGCCATCGACAAAGAAATATGGGCAAGGTATATATTGGCTGAACATACTTGACATGAGTGGCATTATAATTTCATCATACTCCTGTCGGCTATACCCAGAAGCATCCGCATCCGTTGGATGGTTTTTATATCCATTTGAATAGTCACCACAACAGATTACAGTGTCCAACCCAACTTCATATGCGATAGCGCCAAGAAGTCTAATGGAATGTTCTGACTTTGTTACAACATGGGCATTAGTTCCACCATATGAATGGCCATCCGTGATATGGTGTAGGTCGGTAATAACACCAAAGATAAACAAATCGTTTTTATTTAAGTGTTCAGTGTTGTTTTTGTCGCCTACTATCAAGTCGTTGATGACGTGGTTTATGTCACTAATGGCTTGTGTTTTCAGTTGTCTTTCAAGAGTACTGAGGTTATAGGTATATTCCTTTGCACTTATTGTCATATTTCCACTACCAAGCACACTGTCACCATTGACAGTCTTGATGTTAGTACCACTTACCAACAAGTCTTGCTTGTCCTCAAGGGCAGACATGAAATCCGCCCTTGAGTAGCCGCTTTCCCCGTTTTGAATAACGTATGCCATAGGTCATTCCTCCTCGGTTCCCTGCGTAGCAGGTGTTATGACAATGTTAGTTCCACCAGTCATATCAATCAACGATTGGTTGTTGATGGTCTTGATGTTAGTACCGCTTACCAACTTATCCTGCTTGGTAGCCAATAAGTCTCTTGCCTGTGCTTCGGTGATACCGTTACCACCGCCTATGTTGATGATGTATGCCATTACGATTGTCCTCCTTCCCCTGGGTTAACAGTGCTTTCGCCTGGCATAGCGACAATATTGATTGTGCCATTGGTTGTGATTTTCCATCCATTCGTATCTTCTTGGTAACTTGACAAAAGGCTGCCTGGTACTCTTAAAGTGAGCTGATTAAGTATAGTATCTCTCGGGTAGAAAGTTGCAGACGAACCATCACCTGAGTTGAATCCGACAACACTTGCCCCTTTGTATTTAAGAGTCAAGTCTTTTAATTTGGAGCAATTTCTGAAAGCCCTGTTTGGTAAAGTTGATATACCGCTCCCGATAGATGCTTTTTCCAACGCCGAACAACCTTCAAATAAAGAAGTAGGAATTGAGGTTATGCCATTGCCGAGAATACATTCTTTGAGCCCGGTGCAAGTTGAAGCGAAAATATCATATGTCAACGCTCCAACTGCTGCATTGATTTCAGCATATTCTAATTCTGGATTGTCAAAAACAGTTCCTGAAAGGCTTGTAATATTACTGGGAACAACAATCTTCTTGATTTTTGTGCCTTGCAACCCCCCACCTAATGCCTCGAATGTTGGTGACGTTGGCAACTCAATGTATTCAAGATTTGTACACTGATTAAATGAAGAATACCTTGTACCTGCTGACGAATTGACGCAATTAACTATCGATACAAACCACTTGAACTCATTAAAGGCTATCATTTTGGTGTTATTCAACACCAACGAATTTTTAGCTGACACTGCCGCAGCCTGTGCATAAGTCACGCAGCCAGCATAAGTCGGGTCATCAGTTCTTGTGAGCACACTCCCAGTTGTAGCACCGATCGACTTGTCATTAACCGCTTTCAAAGTTTCAACGTCCTCAAACCAAATCTGGTCGGCATTATCATGGGTGATGACGATGTCATTCGTGCAGGTGATGCTGCTGTCGGTTGCTGCTGTGGCTTTGACCCTGACAGTACAATCACCCTTATAGATAAGCGTATTGCCGTTCAGTGTCACAGCCGGTATTTCAACAAGGTCATGGCCTGCTTCGGCCTTTGTTTCTCCATCAACCTCATCACCTGCTTCCCATCTGCGCACATAGTTAACCTTCGGCACTGGGCTTTGAAGTGAGAAATTAACTCCGCTTGTTCTGCCGTCAGCATTCAATGTGACCGTATTGGTACCAATCCTTGTGGCGCCGATGGCAGTCAAGGATGAAATCACATCGTTGTATGTCAGTCCCGTCAGCTGAAGTGTTTTACTAATACCGCTGTTAGCGTCAGTGCAGATGACGGTCACCGACTCGTTTGAAGCGCCTTCAAGAATTGTCAGCACTCCAGTTGACGGGTTGATGTTCACATACTGGCTACCGCTTACCAACCACTGCAGAGACACGTTTTCGGCATTGACTGGAGTAAGTGCTGCTGACATTTGTATAGCATTACCGCTTCGTGTACCTGTGCTGATGGCAATGCTTTGCAGATGTACACTTGCCGATGCAGAGATGGAGATATTTGCAGTAACGGCATTGATGGCTATCTGATACTTCCCGGTGTCTGCGCCACTCAATGCGACACCCTGAATGGTTGTGTTGCCCATAGTGGCCTGACAGGAGTCAATAGTATACCCACTTTCCGGGGAAACGACAACAGTGAATGGGTTGTTTTCAACCACCTTCGTTGGTGTGCCATTAGGCACGGTGCAGTGAGTCAAACCAGATGTACTCACATTAAACTTCGTGACTGCCTGAGGTATAGTGCCGACAAGATAGATGACATCATCCTCAAATACACCGTTTAGGGCATCTAAGTCCTCCTGAGTGCCAACCCAAATACGGTAATTCTGGCCATCGTTAATATTGGTAATCTGCCCAGCGTTGCCACCGCCACCTATTTCGCGGAATCCAGAGCCAGTCCACTTGTAAATCTTGTCGCCACAGTAATAAAGTACGTAGGCAGGAGCACCAAGGTTATAAACAGTATCATTCTGCTTATACTTAAGATTACCATCAGTACTCCACCACATCTTATTATTACGTCCTTCACTATCAGGTATTTGTTCTACGCTCTGCAAGTTAATAAGCATAGCCTGTGAAGGCTTAACATGCTTTGCGCCTCCAATATTGATGGCGTCAACAACATCGAGAGCAATCTCAGTATTAACCCAAATGCCCGATTTGTTCTCAATAACGTGGAGACCAGCTGTCAATTCAAGATTGAAGTTAGGATAATACCCGGGACTACCGGCGATATAGAATACGTTGGCATCTGGACTTCCCGGATTTGTAGAGGTCGTAGCAACACCCTTAAATACGGAGCCTTGACCTATAGCGTTAATTATTGACAGCAATGCGCTTTGAAGAGTGTCACCTGTAATCTCTTGATTATCATTGGTGTGTATCAGAGCCGCAATCGCTGTTTTTAAATCATTATAACCTCCCATAAGGCTTTAAGTATTAAAATCGTTATTATAGTCAGCATTAAAATCACCACCTCTTAAAGTAGGCACAAAACCTCCGAGGCTTGTAACAATATTATCAGTCTCAAAGGTACATGTTACTGAGGCTAAATCACCTTGAGTTTGCCACTCAGTCTCCACTTCAAAAGTTATAGCCTCGTATTCTTCGCCGCAGCAGTGTATAGTTTTATCAGAACAAAGCCTGATAATACGCATAGCATCACATATAAACTCAGGTACTACAGTATTAAACTTATAGACCTTTTTGCTTACTTGGCTTTCAATGAATGTATAGCCTAACCGTTTTGTCGCTTCTTCTTCAAACTCATATTCTGGTTTACCAAGCTCAGATTTAAGATATAGTTTAAACCTGAAATTATCAGGAAAAATAACAACTCCATTTTTAAGATAAAAATTACGGTTGCCAGAATTCCAATATTCAATTAACAGGCAGTCAGACAACGAATTAGTTACACAAAATACCTCTGATACATATTTCTTTTGTATAGCATTTTCATTTTCATCTATCTGCTCATCAAAAGTAAGTTCCAGATAATATTCACCTTCATGGTTAAACACATTAGCGGGCATCCAATCGCTATAAATTGCTACATAGTAGCCTTCTACGCGTTGGATAGAAAACCCTGTTGACTCGAGCTTAGTTTTTTGATTTGTCGGACCTAAGACTGCTCCAGTTTTAGCATTTATGGCATAAACTGAGTGCAGAGTAGCAGGATTTTTGCCAAGAACAAACTGAAATGTCGGTATATGGTGTATTGACGTAATAAGAGGCGAAATATGATTATAAGCAAAGCTTTTACGGTGACACTGTTTAGAAATATCATCATAAAACTTCAAAGGCGATATGCAAACAGGATTTGCCATAATCTATTGTTCTTGCTGCAAATATAATAAAAATAATTCAATAATAAAAATATTTAACATTTATTAAATTATTCCGGTACGTACCTTAACTCAATGGTAGTCAAGTCAGTATCTATATTTATTGATATTTCTTCTATGCTTCCGTCGCCTATTTCTGTTCTAATTTGGCTATAAGGCGTAACAGCCACATCGGTTGCGGAAAACTCAATATCATGCTTCATACACTTAATTATGCCATTAACGACAAGTGATATGTTGTTATTATAAGAAATCTTATTTCCCGGCATGTCGAGCATATAATGCCTAATAAGCTGATTCCATGATGCATACCAGTTTTGAGGATATACATCATAAAGCCTGTTAAACTGTATTTCGCTCTTCAGTTGCCTATGGACAATAGGCACCTTGCCATCTTTAGCCATAAGAAGAACAAAGCCGTCATTTGAGAAGTCATCAGGCATAAACAGCATATAGTCTACATCAGTAGTAAAGCCGTCTACATTAATTTCCTCTGTTTTATCTTTCTGTATGTAGTTATTATTAATATCTACGTGCAAATTACCCATAGAATCAGTCACGTCGTCCATCCAGGCAAATTCATACCTGGAAGCAAGATTGGCCTTATCGTATTCCAGTTCCTGTTGACAGTATAAAACTGGTTTCTTATTAAACTTATCGGCTTTTTGAGTCAAGTCTAGTTGAACAGACGGATTCGAATAGCTAAAGCCATTTATAAAATACGAAATATGCTCAATCCTAAACCGGTTTTGTTCATCAATAAACCAATAACACCTAAAACAGTCTCTAAGCATATCAGTGATTTGCTTAAATTTAATTTCAGCTTTCTGTGCTGCTTGGTCATATTCGCCTTTTAGGATATTTGTCTTCTGAGTGATATACACGTCACAGCCACCAAGAGCACTCGCTGTAGCACCTGAGTGGCCATACAAGAATTGACTATACTCAGCAGTTTTTTCATGAGTAATAGAAGGGTCTATTTGCTGTAATAAGACCTTTATTACGTCTGCTATATGATAACTGTTACGAAGCATATATTCCTTATAGCTTTTTGCACACCAAGCTTCAAAACCTGCTTGAGGAGCATACATCTCATTAAGCAATATCCACAACGATGTATTGGCCCATGAGTTTCGTGCCAACGGGTATACGTAGCTATTCCCATACACCGTGGTCGATGGAGCTATGAAGTATTCACCAATTTCATTTATACCGTATGCAGTTGGAGTATTTACTACGTTTTTATTCTGAAATATTTTAACAAAAGAGTCCGGGTCATCAAAGCCTGCTAAGCCAATACACTTCTTATAGTTACGGCGTGGAGTAGCGAAGTCATCATAAGGTAAATCATGAGTAACTTCTCCTGTACTAAGCTTGTCTATGTCACATAACAATCGACCCCATATCTGATACTCAACAACAAACTCGCCAAGATTAAACTGTTGTGGCAAAGGAGTTCTCTGAGGAACAGGTGGATTATATGTAGTCGTCATTGGATATAAGTTTTGACCTTGAGCCAAGATAAATTGGCCTGTATCTTTACCATACCATTTGTCTGACTCATACATTTTTACTATGTTCCAAGGAAGTCCACGACCTTGTTCATCGTTATCAAAATATATACATATCTTATAGGTATCATACATAAATAGACCAACATTTTGTTGGCTTCCAGGAGCAGGTTTATAGCCAATGCTCGTTCCATCACTCATAAGTAATACTTGACGTGTAGTACTTATGACGTCATTAGCATTTCCTACTTTTTCGAACTTAATGAAACAGTGATATTTTGTATCTGAATATGGTTCTTTGCCATTATACGACTCCCATGTATCTGAATCCCACAGGCCCATAAAAGTGGCGTTAATGCCATAATTAAAGCCTGTAAGGTCTACTTCCACATACTTAGGGCCTTTGTGGAAAAAATACCTATTCTGAAGCTCATTGGCATTATCTACAATATCTATTACTTCAGACTCCCAATAGGTACCACCTGAATAACTTGAGATAGTATTCTCACCTTGCATGTATATTTGTAAAATACTACGCTTAGTGAGTGTAAGCGGAGTAATTCGCGGCGCCAGCTTAATCAAATCATAAGTATTCTCAAAAGCATCAAGAATCTTAGTGTAGGCATCTTTGTATTTCAGACCAAGCTCAACTGATTTTTTACATCTGTCAAATTTGCAGTCAGATTTGGTAAAAGTAGCTGAGGCAAAAAGGCTATTGTTTCTATATACTTCAAACGATATTTGGTCTTCAAGCGTAAAGCTATTTACAAGTTCGAAGTCAGAACCAAATAAGTTTATTTTGCCATCAAGTGACTCTCTGAAAAAAGCCTGCTGAGACTCTTTTTTGTATTTCTTTTTGAGCTGTTTATAATGAGGAATAACCTTATAGCTAATAGCATATTCACATATAGCAAAATCATTAAGTAAAGTATGCTCAAAATCAAAAGCTATGTAGTGAGTACCTTCAGGTATAGAAGCTTCAAAATTTGAAGCTGAATCACTTGACACGAGAGTAGAACCAAGATAATTGCCATTACTACTCCACCTCAAAAGATATGCTTCCGTATACTGAATAGGAACAGTAACTTTTATTTTTGAGGCTCTTGACACAGCAAAACGCTCAATAACTGCAGCACCTTCAGGCACATTAGAATTAAGTAACTCTCCGCTATCAAGCTGATACCAAAGATTAGAATATATAGTGCCCTCACCCTGTTTTGACAGGTAAAATGTATTCTTCTGTTCCATATCAATGAATTCGTCTTGTTACATTACCTTGTTTCTCGACCACAGTGCCATCGGGCAAAGTGTAAGTTTGATATTCGCTATTGCGCTTTAAGGCTCTTACATCTTCCTCAAGGCGCGACAAGTCTATAGGACGTTCATACATCTGTACATTTTGAGCAAGTTCATCTCCAGTGCTAAAGGCTGTTCCGAACTTATCTTCAAACGTGCCTTTGTTAAGGCTCTCAATAATATCAGGAAGAAGCTTCTTGTACTTACGAGTATTGCGCCTATTGATAATAGCCATAGCCTCGCCTCCTTCAGCTCGCATGTTCTTACCGCGAGAATTTCGTGTTTGCAGGTCAATATCGTGTCCTGAAGCATGAGAACCTCCTTGCAGGAATTCAAGACCACCTTCGCCATATTCTTGCGCAGAAGCTTTAGATATTTGGGCTGCTTTAACTTTAGCCATAGCAAACGATGTCCACATAGCTGCAATAGCTGCAATAGCAAGAGCCGGACCAACAATAGGAATCTTGGAGAATGCACTCCAAAGATTAGCCGATGCTGTAACAAGCGATGAAGCCTGAGTGATAGTATCAATGCGTTCTTGTTTACGCTGAGCATCTTCAAGAATTTTCTGCTTCTGAGCCTGGTTCTTACGCTCAAGCTGGAGTTCTTTCTTGGCTGTTGCCACGTTATTAGCATAGCCGTTGTTACGCGCTTCAATTTCAGCCTCATAAGCAGATTGAGCAGCATCAACTCTTTGCTCTGCGAGCTCTACGGCCTTTTCAGCTGCTTTAACTTCTGCATCTATGATTGACTTGATATTGTCAATTATAATCTTAGTAGCTTCAGATAAAGCTGCAATCTGGTCATCATCGAAACCAAGCTTAGTAAGCAAAGCACCACCTACACCCTTTTCAGATATGAGGGTGATAAAATTGTTGGCCTCTTTGATTTTACGCTCAATGGTCTTAATCATAGCTTCAGCCTGTTTAATCTGAGCCTCAGACCAATCAAGACCTCCTTCCTCGGCTAATTCTTTTAGCTTTTTCCAGCGCTCTCTTTCCTGATTAAGCCTGAATATTGTCTGCTCGTTTTCGCTGTGCTTAACAATATTAAACTCAGCCTCTGCTTGAGCTTGAGCTTGGTCAAAATTGTTAAGTAACGTTTGACCAAGTGCCAACCGTTCACGCCTCTTAAAAAGCTTTTTAATGTACTCTTCATCTTCGCGCTCTTCTGCTTTTTTAAGCTTATTTTCAAGTAAAGCAATCTGAAGCTCTGTTTCATATTTACGCATCATGAGTAACAGTTCTTCTTCAGTGCCTTTTTCTACCAATTCAATTTCGGCATCGATTCCTCGTTTACGTATATCAAGAATCTTCTTGTCATACTCGGCAGTAATTACTTCGCGCTCACGTTGATAGCGGGCTCTTTGCTCAGGAGTCATTTCACCTGTTACAACGACCTCGCCACCTTCTGATGTAGCGGCCTTTGTGATATACATTGCCTCTTCATCATTGAGCTGTTGCAACCTAAGCTCTTTTTCTTTCTTGATGCTGTCGGTAATAATATCCTCTCGCCATTTCATTGCTTGGCGAAGAACATTGGCCTTATCGCGCTCGCGCTCGTATTCAAGGTTGACCAAATCAATATCAAGCTTGCGCTGAGTATTGATAATAATTGCCTCAATTTCCTTTTGCTGCTCTTTAATTTGTTCCTTTTGCTCTTTGGTCAAAGGCTTATATTTACCATCTTTATTTTCAAGAAAATCCTGATTCTTACGAAACTTTTCTTGCATCTCACGGATAGTTGCATTTGCTTGGTCTATGGCCTCAATACGGCGTTTTTTAAACTCGTCACGCTGCAGTTCGGAAATGCTCAGCTCATACTTTTTACGAATAGCAAGGTCGTTGCGCCAAATAGTATCTGTAAGGTCACGCTGTCTCGGGTTGCGCTCTCTGTCTTTATTATCTCGACCGTATTTGTGTGAGTTTTCAATACCAAGACCTTTTAATGAGGCCTTAGCTTCTTTTTCATAAGCACTAGCTAAATCAAAATATGCATCTGCATCAGCTTCTGCTACTTTGGCTTCCTCCTTAAGATTTTTTATTCTTGCCTGCCTATATGTTTCAGGACCTATTTGATTTGCAAGCTGTATACCCGACGTGTTAACATTGCCGGCTTCATCAGTAGCTCTAAGGTTACTTTGAACAAACCAGTTTTTAACTTGGTCGCCAAAGCTTGGTCCTTTTTTTGATTCTGCTTCAGCTTCAGCTTCTTTTTTCAAAGCCTCTTCATATTTTTCAGCTGCAAGTTTCATGGCTGCAGCAGCTTTTGCTCTGAGTTTTAAGGCCTTAACTACAGCCTCGGTATTATCCACAAATACATTTTCTGCGTCTGTGACATTTCGTATAGAAACATCGAGCTTATCAAACTCGGTCTTGTTGTCTTTAATCCATTGCAACTGCTCTTTCTTAGTAGAAAGATTTTGCCATTCTTGGGATAGCTTTTTAAGTGTTGTTATATTCTGGCCATAAGAGCCATTTGTCTTCTCAAGCTCTTTGTTAATATTATCAATAGCTTCAGCTTGACTTATTGCAGCTGCTTTACCTTTAAACAGTTTGGAAACCCAGTCAATAATAGCTTTACCGTGCATTGAAAGAACAGTCAAGCCAATAACAAGAAGAGTATTCCAACTGAATAATGCTTTAGCTATAGAGCCAATAACACTTTTTGTCTGTTTTCCTTCTGCAATAGCTTTTTTGTTTTCGGCTCTAAGTTTGTTAATTTCGTCCATCAAAATAGGTATATTGTTAGAAATACCTAAGAAGAACGTATTCATAGAAACAGCCGCAGCAGGAAGCTCACGAACAACCTGTGAAACAGAAATACCAAGGCCGTCCCATGACCTAGCATAATTACCGACTGATAACCTATGATTACCTACAGCTTCTTGCATCTTTTGCATCTGAACATATAATGCAAGAGTCTCAGCCTCGAGCTGTTTTCCTGCCTGAGTGGCATAGCGCTCTTGTTCGCTCATCTTGTTAAGCTTAATCTTATTAAGCTCATATTGAGCAGCAAGAGCATTATATGAACCAATCGCAGAGTTATTCAATTGAGCCGTTAATTTGGCTATTCTATTGGCTTCTTGTGCCTGAAGATTATACTTATAAGCTTCTTCTCGAGAGGCTGCTTGCGCGGCTGCCAATTTCTGCTGTGCTTGCGCTACCTCGTCAATAGAAGTTCTATGCACTCGTGTCGTTTGCATTAACTCGTTTATTTGACGCTTAAGCTCAAGAAGCCGTCTACCTTCTTCACCTCTTAAATAATTGAGCTTTTGCTCAGCTTTTTCAACAGCTGATAAATTCTGAACATGCAATCTAAGTTGGTCATCAAGCTCAGCAAGACGAGTTTTTAAACCGATAATGCTATCAAGCAATTGGCCGCCAAGTTCTCCACGCTGTTGCTCTTCACTAAGCGATTTCCACAAAGCTATTTGCTCATTAAGCTCAGACTTAAGCTTGTCATATGAACCAGCAAGGGCTTCAGTTTGGCGTTTAACATCGACGGTGGTTTTATTCTGCGAAGCAGTCTGAGCTTTAAGCCATGCTACCTGCTTACCAGTATCAGACATAGCAAAGCTTAATTCCTTTTCGGCACGAGCTAATCGATTAGCAGCAATAGCTGCATCATCAATTTCGCCCTTGCCTTCAGCAGTAGCAGCGCTCATCTTGCTAAGATGGTTAATAATCTCTTTGGCACCATTCTTGATAACATCAAGAGTAGCACCATAGGTCTTATTAAGCTCATCAAGCTGGCCAATAAGGACCTTTATGGAATCATCGGGACTGATAAGGTCCTCATATCTTATTTTGCCGTCGTTGTCCATAATTATTTTTTGCTATATGCTTTCTTTTTTGCTTCTAACTGCTTAGATATATTGGCAAGAGTACTATAAAAACTCAAGACTGTCATCTCTTTGGCTACCATATGAGCCTCTTGGCTAATAACCATGCAAGCACTTTCGAACTGCTTATCATATCGAACCTCAGCAGAATCTTTGCCTACAAAATTTTTAGGTTTGTATAAGCCAAAAAGGAAATTGTCTATTTCAGAAATCCGGTCTGAACTGTCTGTATCATTTACAATATCTTGCAACTGAAGCAGCGTTCGTTCTTTCAGCTTAGTATATGCTTCTTTCTCTCGAGCATTATCAAACTCACTTGGAAAATAAGTTTCTAACTCGGTCGAAAGTTTTTTTTTCAGCCCTGACAGAATGTCGATTAAAAAGCCATGAGGCACTTCATTCAAGTCTTGCAATATTTCTTGCAAATGACTGTCTGATAAGTCTTTTTGGTCTCTACCATTAATTCGAGCAATAAGAGTAGCAAAGGCCATATACTTAGGAGACACTCCGCTAACAATCATGTGCATGTTTTGCCTCATATTCTGAAGCTCTTGCATAGCATTTTTCTTATCGCCCTTATTAACATATTTTGCAATGTTAACTATATGGCTATCAACCGAATCGACATCCGAGCCTATTCCAGCATCGATGAGCAAATACTTATTGTATTTTTGAAAATTAACAATAGGCATCTCGTCGATACTATCGTAAAGCTCTAACTTGGTATTATTTATTATAATTGTTTTCACTGGCTTCGGGTTATAATTTATTACAGTTTCTCCCGATTCATATCTCAGTTAAACCTAAATATAAAGGATTATAAATTATATATTTAAAAGTTTGAGCGCGATAGAGAATGATTCTGGAATTCCTGCTTAAAGGTCATACTAAATACCTGGCGATAGGTACTGCGCAAAATGGAACCAAGATATTAAGCTCACATACTCCAAAAAGGAGCAGAAAGACATAACATACAAGGCCTGTCCAAAAACTAAGGCAAAAATCACAGTCGATGAGCTCAGCAAAAAGCTTTAACTCGTTTTCATCACAAAAGTTTCTCAGCTTTTCTCTGTTTCCAGATTTACCAAGATATAGAACAATGAAAGCAGCCAAAAGGGCCACAATGATTATTTGATATAACGCTGACATAATTCTCGAGTTGTCATAGTGAATTCAAATCGTAATCCGGCATAGGGGTGCATAAAGAACAGTTTATCAATGCTCTGAATATCTTCCCCTTTATAAGTATAAGTATTGTAGATTTTCTCAAGAGCATAGCCCTTGTAGATATTTTCAAAACGTTCGTAGATTTTAGTAAGCGTAAGACGGCCCTCACTTTTAATAAGACCAGAGCCTGTAAGCACCTGAACTATCTCGTTTTTAATCTCTTCAGTATACATAGCCTCAGCATCTGCATAGATTGTGTCAAGGTTAAGCCAGAACACAATCGCACCGCTGAATGTAAACTGAGGAAGTGACTGAACAACCTGAGTAATTTCCTGCGGGTCATAAATATCAAACCAGCAAAAATTACCATAGTTGTCATTTGGCAAAAGAGATGCATACTCTGAATTGCCAATATAGGCTGCTGGATAAATGAACTTACTGCCACCACTATTATGCTCAACAAGCTTATAGGCTCTACCAAAAGCATAGTTAAGCCACTTTAATTTACTCGTCAGAGAATCCTGAATATCCTGTATAATCTTGTCAAGAATAACAGGATTTTCTTTTCTTGGTATTTTTACGTTGCGTTCATTCATAAAGCAGCTTATTTCTCATTTTTTCAGCCAAACTTGGCCTAATATAATCTCTTATAAGCTCAGTTAAATTTTCGTCTGTAAGCCTGAAAATAGTTGTACCATAACGAGCTAATAAATACTTGGCTTTATCGTCTGTAGAAGTAACATAAAATCCTCCTTCATCAAACTCAACGTGCAAAGACGCATAGAATTCTCCGGTATCATTCAATGTTACTCTATCATAAGGTTGTCCTTTTTTCTGTTTAATCTGAATAGTTCGAGCTGTATATGGCTGATAGCTCATAATTTCAATGCCACGACCTTCTATACCTCTATTGTAAAGCTGGTCTCGTACAACCATCTCTATAATGAAGTCTTCATGCCTCATTATTTCTTCTCTAAGCTCTTCATCGAGAATATCTCTAAACTTTCTAAGCCTATAGGCGAGGTTTCCAATCGATGCATTAAAATATTTGGGCATTATACTACTTTGTACTTAATTCCATGATTAACACAGGGCAAACATACTCGGTCCATTCCTTCTGTGCTTACCTCAAGGGCTTTTAGCGAAAGTCCAAGCTGGTAATTCATGCCTGCCTGCTTCATAGAAGACGAATCGCCATCAATCTCATAAAGAATATCCGGCTTAGAGGCATTTATGCTATGTCTATTGGTTCGCACATTAGGATTGTAAGCAAATTCACGCAAAAAGTCAACAGCCAATGACTTTTGCAGATAGTCTTGAAACAAATTACGCTGAGCTATGATGAAATCAGTAATATCACACGAAACTGAAATATCAAGGTTCAGACCATAGTTTGTATCGTATGTATAAACGTTCTTCTCAATATCCCATAAATAAGGTTTTACGGTATTATGCGAATAGTCATTGTTGAAATCTTGGCCAAAAGTCGGAATAAGCTCAACGGCCTCTTCATTTACATAAAACGGATGGATTTCTATGTATTTTGACCAGATTCTCCACGTTTCGTGCTCATGCCTTGAGCACTCACTACACGGACCTTTCGACCAATCGCGGTTCTTACGAATAGCCTCACTACCTGCAGGTAAAGCGGTCTGCATATAGCAGATATACCAGCTACCACCAGCATCTATCTCATTAGTCTCATAAGGCAAACATAGCTCGACAGAAGGAGTAAACCACTCAATCGAATTGGCCTTAGTTTTCATAAAGGTTTCAGCATAATACGGTTCTGTTAAGCTTGAATGCATAACAAAAACAGTATAAGCTCCAATCCCTGTGAACTGAAGACCAATACGGTTGATTTTAGTGGTAACGCCTTTTGACCTAACAGGAACAATCTCAAAACCTACAAGATTCTGCTTATTCTTGATAGTATCAAAGATTCTACCAGTACCATCAAACAGTGTTTTCTTCTCGCATAGCACTTTATACGAGCCTTTAGCAGCCCTGCCATTCACATAGTGGCTAATAGCTCTCAATATACTGGCCTTTGTCTTTGTCTCTAACCATTCAGAAAATGGATATGTCTCAATCCAATATTCTGAGTCTGGGACAATATCTATACCAGAAGGCACATATTTGAGTGCCTTGTAGAGCTTGCCTTCGCTCTTTACCACTGTGCCTTTTACGTACGACTGCTCTGACGAGAACTCAGGGTAAGTTGTGTTCTTGAAGTCAGGCGCTATGCTCTGCAGATTCTGTAGAGTTAACAAAGGATGCGCATCCTGGTAATAAAGACCACTTTCGCTTTGCGTAAGGGACTCGCACAGTAAGCCATCAGAAGCATCATAGCTCTGTCTCCACCCTACAAGATGAAGCAAATTATCTTCTATGTCTTTTACTCTTATCATCGTCTCTACTTTTTAAGGAAACGAGGCACCCAGTTTCCCAGGCGCCTCGTACCCAAAGCCACAATAACAATTACGAATTGCTACCAGGTTTTAACGCCTTTGTGTAACTCAGCCATTCTTACTCTGCGGTGACCTGCTGAACGGGAAGACCGTAAGCAGCACCCTCGTTGGAAACGTTGAAGGCGAGAATGGGGCTAGCAAGAGCACCATTGCCAGAAGGAACGCTGTTGTACGGAGTAATGAATGCAATATCAACGGCAAAGCCGTAGTGCTCCTTGCGAGTACGAACCATATCGGCGGTAGCAGCACCAGCAATAGCGCTGTAATTGCCGACAGAATCGTAGAAGTAGGTGCCGCAAGGAATGTTGAGCAGAGGCAGAGTAGCAATGCCCCACTCGTGGCCGTCACCAGAAACGGTGCCAAGCAAGCAATCACGCTCGAAGCGAATCAGCATACCCAGCGAACCGGAGTTGATAGCATAGCCCTGAGCATACTTGCCCTCAGCAGCAGCGATGTGATTGGTGAAGTGCACAATCTTGTCGCTGTACTCGTTGCGCTTGTTCTCGATGTTGTACAGGTCCTTTTGTGTGAGCTTCTTGATGATGCTCTCAACACCTGCGTCACCGACAATGTGGAGCTGACCGTAGAAGTCGTTAGCGCCCATGATAACGTTCAAGTCACCAAGCATGTTCTCGCGCTCGGTCCACTTGGCGTTGATGGCATTACCGGTCTTGTCATACAGAAGCGAGTTCTTGATGACGTTGGTCTTAGCAGCAGCAAGCTTTGCAAGGGCAGCCTCGTCGAGGGTCTGAGCAAACTTGTAGATGTACTTCATCAACTTAGTCTCGAAGTCACGTTGGATTCCGATTTCGTTGTTCATGTACATAGCGGGCGTGATAGTGAAGCCGAAGGCGTAGGTCGCGAAGGTGATGCTGACCATACGCGAGGTGTTTTCACTATCAGCAATCGTCAGTTCACGAGTGTTACCGATAGTAATGCCTCCATCATAGTCGATAACAGGCGTTTCAAGAGTGTTGCCGATAGAGGTACGGGCCTTGGTCTTCAGCTCCTCGGTCAAGATGCCATTAGGGTCATTTGACTGGACGATAAAAGCGTCCAATGCGCCGTAACGACTCGGGCGGTACTCATACTTATCCAGATTCGACTTTGCGCGAATGTTCTGGATGCGAGTCAATACTAAACTCATAGTCTCAAATTATTTTAAATGTTAAACGTATGCTCTTAGATGTTGGCGCATTACCCTTTTACAACCACACCTTTTTTGTTCTTACCTAATAGGAAGCTCGGAAACATTGTTCTCATTACGAAGAGTCATCAGCTGAGTAGCAAACTCTTCGGAATCACGGGTCAAGCCGTTGTTCAACAGATAGGCCTCGATGGCTTTGTCAGCCTCAATCTGGGTCTTGACTCCTGACAAGTCAATTGCCGAAGAACTACCAGGTTGCTGCTGACTGCCAGGCTTAGTACCGGTGCCAGGCTGTTGCTTACCGGTGTCAATCACATCCTTAATCGACGTTTCCATGATGAGCTCTTGGAAAGTATAAGGATTGAGGTTGTTACTCGGGTTGTTCAGCACGTTACCGTCTGCACCACGGAATACAAGCCTCTGGCTGCCATCGGCCATCTGCTGGAACTCAGGTGTACCACGACGAAGCACCTCGTCCTTAGCGGCACTGAGGAGGGTCTTCTGGATGCCTTCAGGAATGTTGGCCTTGAACTTCATACCGGCAATAGCCGATGCAAAAGCATAGTCAACATGGGTTGTCTGAAGCTGGGTCTCAAGTTCGTGCTTCTTGTCGTCGAACTCCTTCTGCTTGGCGCTCAACTGATTCTGAAGCTGAGTGACTTGAGTGCGAGCATCCTTAAGCTGTTGCTTAATAGACTCGTCCTGAGTGCCGTCTGCAATCTGCTTCTCAAGCTTAGTGACCTTGGCCTCAGCATTTGTAAGCTTCGTCCTGGTCTCCTTAAGCGAATCATGGTCGGCTTTATATGAGTTGAGAACTCGCTTGAGATAATCATAGCTCTTCTCACCTGCATTCTTAGCCACACCTGTAATAGAGAGAATGTCATTGTCATACTGACCGTGCAAAGCACCAATCTTAGTGCCAATGACTGTGTTTTCATCGTTCTGCGACATCTCAGCGATAGCCTTAAACTGTTCTACAGTCAGACCTGAGAGCTGAGTGTTTTGCTGAAGCATTTCTACTGTTAACATGACTTTGGTAAAGTTTTACTGGTTCAACAATGCCTCGGCCTCGCCATAGGGGTCATGCAATACCTCGGTAATGGTATAGCCGAGCTGTTTAAAGTTCTTCTTGAAGAGCTGCCACTCTCCGTAGGTGAAGGACTGGCGGTTAGGAAAGTTGATTTCCTTACCGGTCTTAGGGTCAAAACGATTGCCTTGAGCAAGCATCAAGTGAACCATCTTCTCAGTACCCTTAGGCACCTCGAAAGCTGGTTTCTCGGAAGTTTCGGGTTCTTCACCTGCAAGCTCAATCTGCTCTTCTAAATCAACGATAGCCTCGGTGACCTCGTTAAGCCTCTGCTGCTGTTCCTGGCTGAAGGTTTTGCTGTTGGCCTTCTTTGCTGCCATCAGTTCCTCCTTCTCCTTGGTCAGTTCGGCCAACTGGGTCTGAAGCTGCTTTTTGGTCTTCTGTGACATAATCTAATAGCTTTTTGTTAATAATTGATATTTTGTCTTTGAGCGATTTGTTTATACCAAATGTTATAATGTTGATATTCTCGCGCTCGAAGCGGTCGATGTAGCTGCTGAAATTGAGCTTAAGAATAACTTTCTTCGGGTCAAGTAAGCCTTTGTCTGCTAACCTGAGTACTTCGTCGAGTGTTTTGTGAGGGTACGGTTCAAGCTGCTTAAGGATAAGCATGCGCTGCAGTACTTGTGGATTGTTTCGGTATTCTACCTCAATAATCTGTTGCACGATTGCGTCAAGCTCTGCTTCAGACATGCCATTCTTTTTTGCTAGCTCATACTTAGCGTAGAGCTCCTTAACCGTGAAGACATAAAACTCAGTGCCCCAGCTGATTGACGATGAAATGAACTCTTCGCCATAGCGTAATTTGCATATCGTGTCTTCCACGAATTTCTGAGCCTGTTCAAAATTAGTTTTTAAGCTGTTAAGAACAGATGTCTTACTTTCAAAGTTAGCGGCCACCTGGGTTTCGTTGATGGCTTCTTTCTCACTAACCGTACCCCCTGAGCCGACTACGGAAATGATAATATCATCTCGTAAGCGCTCACACTCTTGAACGTTGTACGCGAGGGAATCCTTGTCAACTGTGGTGATGCTAACAGGATTCCTCATATCTGCTACGCCTTCTGCCTGATTTGGTATAGGCACTTCGACAAATGAACCGGGTCCAGTGATACGCTTGGAGCTGCAGATGGGGCATCTCTCATAGGTTCCGTCTGGCAGCAACTTGTATTCACCTTTCTCATTTCTAAGAAAACCTCCGTCACAGTAATCACCTGTTTCGTTGTTTTCAAAGTTACAGTCAGCCTCATAAGCGCTGTAAATAGGATAAGGTGCGTACAAGTCTAAATGCTGCTTCGACAGAGCAAAGAACAGGTACCAATCCAAATTGCTAAGCTCCTTAGCGATAGGATTTTTCTTCAGGTCGGGCAACTTCTCATTTAACTGAGTTGACCAGAAGAATCGAGCTGGACAGAATCCAAGGCCATGCTCTACCTGAGAAACAAGTGACTTAATTTTAAGCTTATCGTCGTCAAGCTGATAAACACGCATGTAGGTGTCATCGAAAACGGCAATTTTGTTCTCAGGTTGTCTGAACATTACCCAGTGTAAGCATACACCGTCACATGTCTCGTAGTCAATCACATCGGTTATTTCTAACCAATAGAAATAAGGCTCGGGCCGGAATGAGTTTTGCTCAACGGGCAAGTCTACTACGAGAATACTGTTAGGCGATACTTGCATCTTTTTCCAGCCCTCTGTTTTCCAGACTTCAGGCTCGTGCAGATTGCTGATTCTATAGTTCGCCCAGTCTTCTTCAAGCTCAGTGTTTGAAAACTGATAAGAGGAAGAGCTGTTGCGGCTGTAGAATACACGCTCTAACTCGCGATAAACGTCTTCTACGACAGCGGAAGTAGGTAATGGGTATTTGAACAGCTGTACAAAGATATTATATTTGTCTTTGGGCAGCAGTGATTTTACCCAATCGAGGAAGTTGATGGCGGGGACGTTAACGTCAAATATGGAAATATTGGTCTCAGTGTGGAATCTGAGACGCTTCTGTAAAAGGTCTGCTCGTCTGATGGTCTGAGCTTTTTTAGGCCTTTCCAGAATTTCCTTTATTTGGCTTAAGTCTAATGCCATTTTCTTCGTCGTACCAATAGTCGCTGTCAGGGTCAATCATCCAACCACCGTTCTTCAATGGCCCGAGGTCTAACAGGCGCTCAGCATGCTGGATGCTGAAAGCCTGTTTTAAACCTGAGGCGGTGATTAAGGTTACTGTAGGTTGTTTCTTAATGCGGGCCATGGCTTATGCACTTGCTACGTTAACAAGGTCTGTCAGCGGATTGTAGTCCATATCTGACTGCTTGACAATCTTCAGGTCATCTGACCAGTTGGGCAAGAAGCTCCAACGGATAGAGTTGCTATCGGGCTCCTCATATCCACCAAGGTTCTTATCGCCCACGAAGAACGAACGAATAGGAATAGGCATATAGCCCGTTGCAGGAGACTGACCGCCAGTGTTGATGCTCTCGGAGTAAATGGCACCAATGTTGCCATTCTCATCAATGAGGTACACGCCAATCTCCTCGCAAGAATACTCCTTGAGTGTCTTAATTGTCGACTGGAGCTCCTGGTAAATGACGCCTTCGAATGTAGTCGGCTCACGACCGATAACAATCTCGACGCCTCCAAGCGTCTGGTTACCACCGCCGAATGTGCGGGCCTCACCGGGAGTAGTGGTGGGGTTCTGGATATAAGGCGAAATGATAATCTTCGTGCCATCTGCAGCAGCAGCAAGTGCAGCCATAGCGGCCTTGGACTTGATATTCGCCTCGGTGATGTAGTTCAGAGCACCTGACGTTCCATAGCGGCGCTGGATGATGATTTTCTGAATCTGCCCAAGACTCTCTTTGCACTCGGCGATTTCAAGGTCGGCGAGGTGCGCGCCAGCAGGGCATCCACAATTTAATCCCATAATAAAAACGTTTTTAAGATGTTAGTAAATGTGCAACTTAACGACTTTGCGTCCCTTAGCTAAGTGTCTTGTGCGGATAACTTTATTTTTCATTGCAAATTTACATATAATTGCTGGTATAAAAAAATTTTTAATGTTAAAAAATGTTAACACACTAAAAATTTAATTTCTACGGACAATTTTCCTACTACGGTTCTTTTTCGAATGCATTTCGTATACCCCGGTAAGGCAATCTGGGGCATCGTCATGCTGTTTTTTCTTGTTATCTTTACGATAACTCATCAAAGCTGTGTAAAATTTAGGCCATTTACGGTCCCAGCCCTCAGGGAACAGAATATCGTTCATACAGCATGCAGAATTGGCATAAATCCTTGATGCCTTGTTCTGCGTTTGCGTAAATGCCATGACCGCAACCCTAAAATTACGCATCGTGGCCCTAAGTATACGCTTAACGTTGCGCGAAAACGCCCGACCACCGTTGTTCGACTCAACAAGGCTGTACACAGTTTGGTTCCTCGTGAGCAATTCTGCGGTCTGGGTCTCGGTTGTCTCCATTGGAGCGTCTGTGAACAGCACATCAGTCACGTAGATAAATTCCGGCGTGTCTATGAAGCATATCGAACACAAACTATCGGCACCGGTATCAGCCGTATCTGTGTAGTTCCACTTCTTCATGGCCGCAGAGCCTGTAGGCAATTGTTCTCGGTTGTACGTTCTGAAGCCATCTGCATACATAAGACCCTCTCGAGGCGTTGGGTCCTGCATATACTGCGTGTCAAATACAAGCGGGTTAATCTCGCGCATCTTGTGAAGCTCTTCGAGTGTATGCTTCATGGGCCAAAGGGCATGTTCCTCGCCTGTTTCCGGGTCAACCTGAATAGCAGGAAGCGACAGCACAGTCCATTCTTCTGGCTCGATTTCCTGCAAATACCCACAGAGGTCATGCTCATGGAGCCTCTGCATGATTATAATAATAGGCGTGTTACGCGAGTTAGTACGGTTACGGATAGTGTTCTCAAATCGTAGGTTAATACGCTCTCGAATAACATCCGAATCGGCATCTTCTGGCTTCATAGGGTCATCAATCAGGATTGCGCCCTGGAACACATTAGACCGAGCTCCAATGCTCTCAAGCACATTGTTGATGTTATCGTCAAAGCTGAGAATATCACCAGCCGAGGTCATGCGTGTAAGCTCGTCTTCTGATATATCAACGTTACCGGCACCAAAACCTGTTACCTGGCCCTGAGTCGAAACAGCGTAGAGCTCTCCGCCAGCAGCAGTTTTCCACCTCGTCGTAGACGATTTGTCGGACTCGAGTGCGGACTTTGGGAACAGTGACTTGTACAATTCTTCTTTCATGATGCCCCGGATGGTGTCAGAATTGTCTTTCACCAGTAAATCTGAGTACGACAAGTGCAGGAATCGGCATTTCGGGTTCAAGGCGAAGCACCAACTTATAAACGACTTGATAGCTGTTTCGGTTTTACCATATCGAGGTGGCATGTTGATGATGAGACGCCGGCACTTGCCATCCACGACATCCTGCAAAGCCTTGAAGATGTGCTTATGATGCTCAGCGACTATAAACGAACGCTTATACTGAGCCTTAAACATGGCTTTCGTGTATTTCTCAAACGATGTGAGCATCTCGAGACGCAGAAGCTCAAGCGCGTTCACCTGTTGTGGCTTAAGATTCTCAGCTGAAACGACCTGTTCCTGCATTTCTGAGAGCGTTCTCTTTGCAGGATTAGTTGGTCTGGTATGTACATCAATATTAGGCATATTCTGTGGTTTTATATATTATATAATGTACGCGCGCACGCCCGCGTTCATCTAAGCAAGGTGTCTCTTATGACAATATAAGCCTCTCGTGACACGGGCGTGTTGGGTATGATGCCTGTCATCTGTTGGGTCTGCTCTGGTAGGTTCAGCATCATGCCCGCTTTACCGAAAATACGGTCCCACAGCTTCTCAACCGTTTCGATATTACCCAACTTAGCATCGTCGAGAAGTCGCTTTATGACCGTTTTGACCGCCACAGGCACCTTTTTGTTCTTATATATAGCGTTGAGCTGGTTCTCATTTGCCGTTAATAGACATGCAAGGAGATTAGCCGTGTCAGTCTTAGTCAGCTGAAGGTTAAGGTTGACGTTCAGCTGAGTTAACAACCTCACAACCTCAGGCCGCGTGGTGCCTTGAGAGGCCATAATCGACTTTGCGACATTCGAGGCCATATCGAGCGGTGGCATTCCGCGCTGCTGGGCCACTTCGTTGCCAATCTCGATGGCTTCAACAGCAGTTATGGAATCGTCTTGACGCTCGAGTTCCTGCAAAGCCTCTTCACGTGCTTGCTCTTTACGCTCTTTGAGCTCTTTTACGGCTTTTTTAGCTGCCTCTGACTCCTGCTCTCTTTGAATATTAAGGCGTGCACGCGCAAGTTCCTTTGCGGTCTTGCGCTCATGAATATCTGTTGCTTTTTCCTCAGCCATGGCTTTTCTTACCTCCATACCTTCAGTTCCGAGGAGTTTATGGCTGTCGGGCAACAAATCGAGTATCTCGTCGGCAATTTTATCTTTTCTTGACATGACCTAATAGTTTAAAACAGTTCATTTTGCTGAATTTCCAATTCTTGTAATAGCCTGTTATGAAGAATGTCGCACTGGCTCTTAGTCAAAACAGGAAAATTGTGAGCCTTTAGTGCAAGTATATACTCGTCTACAACAGCTCTATCTGCCTCTTCTTGTTTGTCTTCAATTGTGGGCTTCATATGTATGTACCTTTGTACATTTTTTAATAAATCCTGAGCGTGTTGCAATCCAATAATATACTGTTCTTCGTTTTCGTCCTCAAAAGTATATGAGAGGCTTAATTCGCTGTTAAGAAAGTCACAGATTTCATCAATGCTTAATTTGCGTTCTTGTGAAGACCTTGCAACTTTATGCTTTAACCCACGGAGGCGGTATTGTATGTCGCGCAAAGAGTATATTAGTTGTTGAAGCGAGTGGGCTCGGGAGCCTTCGTAGGTAAGGTCGAGAATTGAAGCATTGGAAACTAGTTGCTTTAGTAAGCTGATAGCTTCTCTCACGCTTGTAAGTTGAGTATTTAAAGATAGTTCTTTTCTCATGTGGCTATGAATTTTAATGTGATATGCAAAAGTACATAAAAAAGCTGAAATAAAAAAATTTTTTGAGTTAAATAATGTTAAAAACTGTTTTCAAATCGAACTAATTGACCTGATTGGCTAAAAATTATGAGCGGAAACACAATAAACAATAATAAACAACTCATTGTTTATACCTAAGTGATTGAAAATCAATTCATTATATACTCGTAAACAATATAAACAATATTTTCCTATAGAGGGGTTTATAATATTTAATTCATTATATCAGAAATACTGTAGAGATTTTAGAAAAAGAGATTTTATATATAATATATATAGGGAATAGTTTACTTTGTTTCTATTGTTTCTCAGCAGGATTTCGGTGAACCTTTCAATCCTATTTTGCAAAAAATTTATATCCTCGGTGCCGTAAAAACCTATTTAACCTAATGGCCTCGACATAAATTCGTCTAAGCCAATTGCTCATAGATTTGAGCCTGGCATTGATTATATAGGGGGAAGGCTGTTAACATTTATTAAAGGGGCCTAACATTTTTTAGGCTTTTAATTTTTAACAATTTTTTGCAACTTATTAACCTTGAAGCCTATTTTTTAACAAATTTTAACAGCCTTCCAACCAAGTGTTAAGGTTTGCAAAAATTTTGGCGAAAATTATCCTTAAATGCAAATAATATTAACCTTTTTTAGGAATTCTAAATGCAAAAAAATGTTAGCGGTTTTTAGGCCACTAACATTTTTTTAACAATGTGAAGAGTCGTTAACGAATGTTAATCAATGCAAATTTTGTCATCTTTAACATAAATTTGCTCAATTTCGAAATCACTAGCATTTGTTAAATCTTGGTCATAAACCTTAAAAATTGCAAATTTGCATTTTTTTGCAATGTCAAAATTATCGTTAATAAAATCTAAAATATACTTCTCACAATAATAATGACAAGCACTTTTAAACATAAATTCACACTTTTTTGCATTAACACTCTCTAACGTAATTTCACACTTTTCGCTTTTATAAGCTTTAAATGTGAAAGAACGTGAAACACTAATTTTTTTTGCCATAACTAAAAATTGTTAAAATTAATAATAATTGTTAATAAATGTTAAAATATGGTCTTAACCATTCTTAACTATTACAAAGATAATATAAAATATTAATATAAAAAAATTTTTTTCACTAATAAATGCAAAATAATAATATTATAATATTTAAAAGATGTTAAAATAATATTATAAA